GTAGCCGTTAAAGTTGGTGATGAAGACACTGAATGGTTTAGTGGTACGTATGAACAAACAAAACAATTCCTACAACGGTTCAACTGGCGTGAGTCTCTTGCGGTTGCTCACAATGCTATGTTTGATGCCGCTATTCTTACTTGGTATTTTGGCATTAAGCCTCGTGGATGGATTGATACACTCAGTATGGCGAGGGCGGTACACGGCACAGAAGTGGGTGGTAGCTTGGCGACGTTGGCGAAGCACTACCAACTGGGGGTCAAAGGCACGGAAGTAATCAACGCGCTAGGTAAGCGCAGACTAGATTTCTCAGAAGAGGAACTTGCAAGATACGGCGAGTATTGCGTCAACGATGTTAACCTGACCTATGACTTGTTGCAGTGTCTGTTAAAAGGTTTTCCCCAAATAGAACTGCGGTTGATCGATCTGACGATCAAGATGTATTCGGAACCTGTGCTTGTGCTTGACAAGGTTGCACTAACTGAACACCTAGCGGCGGTGCAGAAAAAGAAAGAGGATCTGTTAGCCAAGGTCACGGTGGATAAAGCAACACTGATGAGCAACCCTCAGTTCGCAGATGTGCTAACAAGCCTTGGGGTAACACCCCCTACAAAAATTAGTCCCACCACGGGGCGTGAGACCTTAGCACTAGCTAAGAATGACGAAGAATTTAAGGCGCTGGCAGAACACCCTAACCCTGAAGTGCAGGCACTTGTTGCTGCGCGGCTAGGTACTAAGTCAACGCTTGAAGAAACGAGGACTGAACGGTTCATAAACATCGCAGAGCGCGGGAAGATGCCTGTGCCGTTGAAGTATTACGCCGCACATACAGGTAGGTGGGGTGGCACAGACAACCTTAACCTACAGAACCTACCACGACAGTCCCCTCTTAAACATGCCATCCGTGCACCGCAAGGCTACGTGATGATTGACTCGGACTCCTCGCAGATCGAAGCGCGGACACTAGCTTGGCTAGCAGGGCAGTGGGACTTGGTGCAAGCCTTCGAGCGTGGGGAAGATGTGTACCGCATCATGGCTAGTGCTATCTACAACAAGCCAGTGGAAGATATAACCAAGGACGAGCGGTTCGTGGGTAAGACCACAATCCTTGGCAGCGGGTACGGCATGGGGGCCAAGAAGTTTCAAGCTCAGCTTAAAACTTTCGGTGTAACTATCGCAGAGGAAGAAGCGCAGCGCATCATCTCGGTGTACAGGGAGACTTACCCCCGCATCCCCCTGCTGTGGAAGGACTGTCAGAAAGCACTTGTGGCTATCTTGATAGGGCAGAGAGCAGGACTGCCGGAAGACAAGCCCAAGATATATGCAGAGGGTGAGAACGGTATCAGGCTACCTAATGGGTTATACCTCAAGTATCCCAACCTGCGGATTCACGTCACACCAGAGGGTAAAGAAGAGTTTGTGTACGATACCAAAAAAGGTAAAGCGGTTATTCCTAACCGCATATACGGTGGGAAGGTAACGGAGAATGTCTGCCAAGCTTTGGCTAGAATCATCATTGGCGAGCAGATGTTGCTGATCGCTAGGCGGTATCGTGTGGTTATGACCGTGCATGATGCCATTGCTTGTGTAGCACCAAAGGAAGAGGCAGAGGTCGCTAAAGGTTTCGTTGAACAGTGCATGAAGATGCGGCCCGATTGGTGTGAAGAGCTACCGTTAAACTGTGAAGCAGGCTATGGGGAAACTTATGGAAGTTGTTGATTTTGTTGACTATTCTGAGAACGCTATCAAGGTCGAAAAGCTACTTGCGGAATTGAAAAATCTGTTGCTTAATAGGAGGTTTCAGGAAGCCGTAGAGCTTTGTCCCCTGCTATCCACAGAGGTACGGCTGCTCAATAACAGTATCAAAATAGCCCACGAGAACGATGAGCAATATCAGTTGGTCGTACAGCAGTCTCAAAACATTCCAGCAATGCCCACGTAAGTATTACCATCTTAAGATTAAGAAGGATGTACGGGACTCAGGCAGTGAAGCAACCTTGTACGGCAAGGAGCTACACAAAGCAGCGGAGGACTACATCAAAGATGATGTGCCCATACCTGAACGATTTGCTTTTATCGAAGGCATGCTTGATTCGCTAAAAAGGATCGAGGGTACAAAGCACTGCGAATACGAGATGGGGTTGATGAAGGAGGGAGACTTGCTCTCCCCCTGCGGATTTAATACAAAAGGATTCTGGTGGAGGGGGATAGCAGACTTACTGATCATCAACGAGGACAAAGGCGTAGCGCACCTTGTTGACTACAAGACCGGAAAGAATGCAAAGTTTGCAGACACGCAGCAGTTAGATGTGCTAGCAGCGGCGACCTTTATCCACTTCCCCAAGATCCACACCGTTAAGTCGGCGTTACTGTTTGTAGTTAGCAAAGAGTTTATCCAGAAAAAGCACACGGTAGAGATGAAGCTTGAGTATCTGGAGCCACAGATTCAGCAGTTGTCTAGGTTAGAAGCAGCACTTGAGAACGATACGTGGAACCCGATAACAAGTGGGTTATGCAGATTCTGTCCAGTGGTTAGTTGTGAGCACAATCCGAAAGGAACTGATCATGCCTTATGTTAACAAACCTAGACCGTACAAAAAAGAATATCAACAACAACTAGCACGAGGAGAGAAAGACGAGCGCAGGGTGCGCGAGAGAGCAAGGGATCTGATTGATCGCAAAGGTAAAGACGCTAACGGCAACGGTAAAGCCGATGTGCGCGAGGGTAAAGACATAGACCATAAACGCCCGATCACGAGGGGCGGTGGCAACAGCAAGAAAAACCTACGCATCACATCCGCAAGTGCCAACCGATCATTCAGTCGCAACAGCAACCACACAATAAAGCGTAACGACTAGCATGGAAGTGATCGATAACAGGGCGCTACTGGTCAGGACTAAATATCCTGACCGAATAACAGCAGCCATAGAAAAGAGCAAGGTGGTAGGGCAGGAAGATGGGGTGTACGAGGTTGCGGTTAAGTGGGGGCTAAACGAAGCTCAGCTTCTTAATCAATTCATAAAAGGTGTTCCATCTCCTATATCAAAGAAATACGATTGGCCTGGGCAGTTCACGCCATTCAATCACCAAAAGACTACAGCAGAGTTCTTAACATTAAACCGCAGGGCGTTCTGCTTCAACGAGCAAGGCACGGGTAAGACAGCATCCGTTATATGGTCTGCTGATTACTTAATGAAGCTAGGGCTTGTGCGTCGCGTGTTGGTGGTCTGCCCTCTGTCTATCATGAAGTCAGCATGGCAAGAGGATCTCTTTAAGTTTGCTGTACACCGCACATGCAACGTAGCCTACGGATCGGCAGCGCAACGGGTCAAGATAGTAGGTAGCTGTGCTGAGTTTGTCATAACAAACTTTGAAGGTGTTGAGATCATCGAAGACGCAGTCACTGCCGACGGTAAGTTTGATTTGATTGTTGTCGATGAAGCCAACGCTTATAAGAATGTATCGACCAGACGTTGGAAAGTTATGAAGCGTGTGTCGGATCGTGCCAAGTGGTTATGGATGTTGACAGGCACACCAGCCGCGCAATCGCCTGTTGATGCTTACGGATTAGCAAAGCTAGTCAACCCAGACAACACGCCTAAGTTCCTTGGTTCGTTCCGTGACAAGGTGATGCAGAAGGTCAGTCAGTTCAGGTGGATACCCAGACCGAATGCAGAGAATGTCGTGCATCAAGTGCTGCAACCTGCAATCAGGTTTGAGAAAAAAGATTGTATCGATCTGCCTGATCTTATGTACGTAGAACGAGATGCACCCCTGACTCCGCAGCAGCGCAAGTATTACAAGATCCTCAAAGACCAGATGATGATCTCAGCCGGTGGCGAAGAAGTTACTTCTCCGAATGCAGCCACAAGCTTGAACAAGTTGCTACAGATTTCTGGTGGCGCGGTCTATACGGACACTAGGGAAGTTATAGAGTTTGATGTAGCTAATCGCTTGCAGGTCATCGAGGAAGTTATCGAAGAGGCTAGCCATAAAGTTTTAGTATTTGTACCGTTCACGCATACCATCGAGTTGCTCAACAATCATCTAACCAAGGCGGGCATAACGTCTGACGTTATCAACGGATCAGTAACAGTTAATCGCAGGGCTGCAATCATCAAGAACTTCCAAGAGCAGCCTGACCCTAAAGTGCTTATCATTCAACCACAAGCGGCATCGCATGGGCTAACGCTGACTGCTGCTAACGTGGTGATATGGTATGCGCCTGTGACTTCTGTAGAAACTTATCTGCAAGCAAACGCTCGCATCAATAGGCCCGGACAGAAGAACACAATGACGGTGGTGCACATATCAGGCAGTCCAGTGGAGCGCAAGCTTTACGAAATGCTCAAAAATAATATCGATGTGCATTCCCGTATCGTTGACTTGTACGGTCAAGAGCTTAAAGAAACTTGACAAAGTCAACTTTATGATTTACAGTTAACCCACAAAATAACTTAAAGGAGCGTAGCATGGATGAGGGCATCCAAGACCTTGTGTCCCCTGAAGAAAAGCAATCTGTCCCTGTGGACAAATTAGCAGGCATCTATATCAAGATTCGAGATGCGCGAGCGAAGCTGAAGTCTGACTACGAAGCGAAGGATGTTGAGCTTCAAGAACAGATGGACGTGATCGAAGAGCAACTTCTTGAAGCTTGCAAATCAATAGGTGCTGACAGTATCCGCACAGCAGCAGGTACTGTGATTCGTAGTGTGAAGAACCGTTACTGGACTAACGATTGGGATTCTATGTACAGCTTTGTACGTGAACACGATGCGTTTGGTTTATTAGAACGGCGCATTCATCAAACCAACATGAAGCAATTCATCGAGGAAAACCCCAACTTGTTACCGATGGGTCTGAACACCGATAGTCGGTACAGCATTGTTGTCCGTCGTAGTAAGTAACCAAGAGGAACCTATGTCTAACGTAACTGTATTCCAACAAGACCTTCCCGACTTCCTTAAGAATACCGAAGTCGATGAACTAACCAAGGCGCTAGCAGGTGGCACACAGAACCGTCGTATCTCTATCAGGGGCGGTCGTTTCCGTCTTGTGATTAACGGCGAAGAAGTATCAAAGACTGACAAGCCTGAGCTTGACGTAGTTGTTGCAGCAGGTCGCAAAGAGAACTCGCGCATCTTCTATGCTAAAGCTTATAACCCCAAGGATATTACTCCTCCTGATTGTTGGTCTGATGATGGTGTAACACCGCACCCCAAGGCTGAGAATCGCCAAGCTGATACGTGCGCTAACTGCCCTCAGAATATCGCAGGGTCTGGGTCTAACGGCACTCGTGCTTGCCGCTATCAAAAGCGTCTTGCAGTTGTGCTTGCAAACGATCCGACTAATGGGTTGTTCCAATTGACGCTGCCTTCGCAATCGATCTTCGCCAAGGGTGATATGGATTCGATGGGCTTTGATCAGTACGCTAAGTACATCGCAGGTAATGGCAAGAACATCAACATGGTCGTAACTCGCATGTCGTTCGATGGTGATAGTGATGTGCCCGTGCTTAAGTTCCGTGCAGTTGGTTACGTGAACCGTGAGCAGTACGATGCAGCTATCGAAGGTGGTAATTCGCCAGAGGCACAGCGCATGCTTTCTTCTACCGTGGCGCAGACTGACAATGTTAAAGCGTTACCCAAAGCTGAAGCTAAGCCTGCCGCTAAACCTGCTGCTAAGCCAGTAGTTGAAGAGATCGAAGAGCCGGTGAAGCGTCCAAGCAAGAAGGCTGAAGCTGAACCTGAAAAGAAGCGAGACCTGACAGCGGTTCTCGATGCTTGGGGCGACGATAACTAAAATGGCTATCGGCTACAGTCAACAGCTTATCAGTGACAACAAAGCTGCGGACAAGCGGAAACTCGGAGTCTTATTGGGTAGGGTGTGCATCAAGCACAACATTTCTGTAGCCGACGTTGCGGCGTACTTCAGTGTCAGTAGGCAGACAGTCTACAACTGGTTTAGAGGCACTGAGGTACGTCCAATCTACAGGGATCTGATGAGTCGTTTTATCAGCAGCTATCGGTAATGCTTGCCGGAGGATTTGCAAAATGTCGGCGCTTGAGTTGTTATCTGCGGTGCATGCACCGGAGGGGTGGCGCTGTGTAGTAGGTATAAAGAACAAACGAGTCATCAAGAAATTTGTTGAGTCTGCTGAAGAAGTTATACAGGCGGGGCAGCAGTTGGTGGACGATGGGTTCGATGCTTACTATGCCTGCGCTACGTTTAAGGAACCAACCACAAGATCAGGAGACAACACCAAAGAGTTCCGTGCACTCTGGTTAGATATAGATTGCGGAACAGACAAACCTTATGAAGATCAAACGCAAGGCATCGCGGCACTCAAAACTTTTTGTAAGGACAACGCATTACCAAGGCCGACACTTGTCAACAGTGGGCGCGGCATACACGCATACTGGACATTCAAAACCCCAGTAGCACCTGCTGTATGGCAACCCGCTGCGGACAGGTTGAAGGCACTATGTGAAGAAGGGTTCCTCAGTGCTGACCCTGCATGCACAGCAGATAAGGCGCGGATACTGCGTCTGCCAGATACAAAGAACCTCAAAGATCCAGACGACCCGCTTGATGTAACGCTGCTATATACAGGCGAGCCAGTTGACTTTGAGGAGCTAAGGCAGACTCTTGGTGTTCTAGTTTTTAAGGAAGAAGTACCAGACTTCCTACCACGTCAAGTCAATGAGCTAACGAAGTCACTTGCCAATAACCGCGAGTTCCACTTCAAGACTATTCTGATTAAGACAGATCGTGACTTTGGTTGTAATCAGATTAAGTACATAACAACGCATCAGCAGGAGATGTCTGAGCCGATATGGAGGGCGGGGCTTTCAGTTGCACAGTATTGCGTAGACAGAGATGTGGCGATACACGCCATATCAAAAAACTACGAGCAGTACGATCCAGACGAAACCGAGAAGAAGGCTAATCGGATTAAAGGCCCATACGGTTGCGCTACGTTTGAAAAGTTTAACCCCGGCGGTTGTGACGAGTGCATACACAAAGGCAAGATCAAGAGTCCTATTTTGCTTGGGCTTGAGATTGCTGAAGCTACAACTAACGAGATCATTGAAGAAGCAAAAGACGATGAGCCTGCGATTGTTCATTCCGTACCCGAATACCCATTCCCATATTTTCGGGGTAAAGCAGGGGGTGTTTATAAACGTCCGATCTCGGAGGAGGAAGACGCGCAGGTTGTGTACGAACACGATCTTTATGTCGTCCGAAGGATGGTGCATCCGATTGAAGGCGAGATGGTTGTGTTCAAACTTCATCTACCACAGGATGGAGTAAAAGAATTTTCTGTACCGCTTACGTCAGTTGTCGTTAAAGAAAAGCTGCGCGAGGCGCTAGCAGAAAAAGGGGTAGCAGCAACAGCTAAGCAACAAGAACTACTGCTTGGCTACATCATGACATTCGTTAAAGAACTACAGGTAAGCAGAAAGGCTGACAAGATGAGAACACAATTCGGATGGTGCGACGGTGACAGTAAGTTCATCGTTGGTGATAGAGAGATAACGGCAACGGGCATCCACTACAGCCCCCCATCGGCATCCACCGATCAGTTTGCGCCAAACATGGTTGCAATAGGTGAGTTTGATAAATGGAAAGAATGCTTCAACGTCTACGGTAAGGAGGGATTAGAACCCTATGCTTATGCTGCGTTAACAGCATTTGGTAGCCCCCTACTAAAGTTTACTGGGATTCGTGGTGCTGCTATTAACTTAATCAGTGGTGACTCAGGTCCAGGTAAATCAACGATCCTTCGTGTTATTAATAGTGTGGTCGGCAAACCCACGGAACTTATGTCGATGTGGAAGGATACGCAGAATGCAGTAGCTCGCAAGCTTGCTATCTTTAATAACCTATGCCACACATATGATGAAGTTACCAAGGTTCCTGCTGAAGACATCGGATCGCACTTGTACCAAGTAACCCAGGGTCGTGACAAAGAGCGAGCGCAGGCAAGCGTCAACCAACTCAGATCAAACACCGAGCGGTGGGAGCTTATAGAAATTATGACTTCCAACGCTAGTCTTTACGACAAGCTACAGATAGCACGGGACTCGGTAGACGGAGAGATGATGCGGGTCTTTGAGTATGTGATTTATAGCAGCGGGTTGGATGAACAGTATGCCAAACAGATGTTTGATGTGCAGTTGGAGAGCAACTACGGTCACGCCGCCGACATCTACTTCTCCTACCTTGTCAGCAACAAAGATTACGTTATCAACATGGTGCGCTCAGTTCAAGCCAAGATTGATAAGGAAGTCAGACTGACTTCTCGTGAGCGGTTCTGGTCGGCACTCATTGCTTGCAACATAGCAGGGGGACTTATCGCCAAAGAGCTTGGGCTTCATGACTTCAACATGCGGAACATTTATGTATGGGTTACTGAGCAGATCCATGTTCTGCGTCAGCATGTGCGTCCCCCGCTCGATAATGTAGCAAGCGTCATCGGTGACTATATCGGTAGGCACATGCAGAACATCCTTGTCGTCAATGCAGAGGTTGACTCGCGAACACAGATGTCCGCTGCACCAATCTTAGAACCCAAAGGTCCGCTGTATATACGATACGAACCAGACAGCAAGCGGATGTATATCAATGCTAAACACTTCAGAGCAGACTGCGCCAAGGCTCAAATAACTTACAGGGAACTTACTCGCAAGTTGGAGAAAGACAAGGTACTGATTAATTCTGAAGTTAAGCGCATCACCAAGGGCATGAAGATCACAGCGCCACCTGTCTACTGCTTGGTGTTTGATTGCACGAACGGCAACTTCCTCGACGTTGAGGAAATGATAGTACCTGCCGATGCTAGTACACCAAGTTAACTTCAACATTAACTGGCGCAACTTTGTGAAGGGTAGTTCGTTTTTTATACCCTGCTTAGATTGCGCTGCGGCCAAAGTTACGATCCGCGAGGAGATGCGGCGGATGCGTTTTAAAGTTGTTATGAAGACAGTAATTGAGGAAGGCATCCAAGGGGTTCGCGTTTGGAGAGTTTAACTGTATACTCCACCGCTGTAGTCCATGCTGTCTCCTCAGACTCACGACGAGTCTTTTCATCCCCGCCCTCCTGCGGGGATTTTTTTACTCTTTAGCTCTCAGCTCTAAGAGTTCGCGTCGGTTCATTGGGTTGGCTATATACAACCCTTGGTCTACGGCACGTTCCTGCCTACGCCTAGCTTGATCCGACTGCATGATGGTTACAGGGAGGATTCGACGGTTGGGAAACTTACTGTTGAACTTATCAATATCTTCCTGAATATCATCGGGGTCTTCGTCAGAAATACCCCGCCGCGCATAGACCGAACGCTTCAGCAGTTCTGTGCGCTCTTCTTCCCGTTCCTGTTCTAGCTTCTTAAGCTTAAAGTTCTCAGTTTGTTTCGCGGACACTTTGATTGGGGCGTACCCAATACTTTGCATGGCTATGTCCATCCAGTTCAAATCTTCTTGCGCTACAACCTCGTAGCCTTTTGGAGTCTTTACTCCTTCTTCGCTAAAGCGATACGCTTTCAGCGGTTGCCTGATGAACGCAGGCATCATGGTCTCGATAGCCCTCTCGGTTTGCCCTTCTTTGAACCTGTCGTACGCACGTTGGGCATTCTCAAACATACCGAAGCTTGGGCCGAGCAACCCTTTAAACTCCCAATCTTGGAAGAACAGATCGTTAAGTTTGACCCGCGAGTTAAAGTCTGCACCTGTTAGCCCAGTGACCGGACCCATAGCGACGTAGGTTGCTACATTTGCGCCAAAGTTTTCGGACAGCCACTTCTTAAACCACAAATCAAATCCGTACTTGCGTATCTGGAAAGCTGCACTGTCTTCGTCATCGTCATCATCACCAAATGCACTTAACACCTTCTCGGCAACGGTAGACATCACGGTGTACAACGGCATACCCGTCAGACCTGCAAACATACCCGTCATACCGAGCGTACCAAAGAAGCGCGTTGCAGCTTGCTTCCTAATCGTAGGATCTGCGCCTTTGAACATTTGCAAGAAATTAGTCGTGAGATAGAACGCCGTGTTCTGTGAAAATTTCTTGAACTGGAATATGGTTCTGCCAACCGGCCCACGGAAGTATCTGGGTGTATCAAACATGGAGTAGTCGTACATCGCATCATGCGTCAGATCCAAAGCTTTTTTAGTAGCTTCATCATGCGACAAACCTTGACTGCGTCCTAAGCGATAAGCAGCCATAGCCATCATCTCGCGGGGTAGTTGTTCCGTCATGGAGAACAACGTAGAGACAGCATCGGTTGCAGCCTGAACAGGCACTTTCAAAATGTTAGGGTTAGTAGCTTCCTGAGAAGGAGACTTGACGATATTGAGCAAGTCCATTGAGCGGTTGAATGAGAAAAGGTTGTCAGCCGCAAACTCATCGTAAGCCTTAATCTCATCAGCATTGGTCAACGCATTGCGTATGGAAGGCATAACATATTCAGTCTTACCATTAACCTTGCGTCGGAACCCAACTTCCTTGTAGACATTCATAAACCGCACAAGCTCTTTGTGCACATCCTTTGCGCCACCAGGAGTCTTGCCATACTCAGCAAGCAGTGTGGGATAGCCAAACACAGGCAGCGAAGTCATGTTCGTCAGAGCAGACGAGATCGAACTCATATAGTAGAAGAAGTTAAGCGTCGATAGTCCGTTGGCTGCAAAGTTCAGGATAGAGTTTTCGTTCTTAGGATTAACAGCAGCGTCAAAGTCGCCTGCTACTTCTTCGATATAAGGACGGTACTTAGATGCGTCAGGGTCATCCTTGATAGACTCTCTTGCTTCGTCAAGTGTGTTGACGATCTGGGGTTGGTACTCCATCTTGGCAAGTTGATTGGACATACGGAAACCCGCAGTGCCAAAGTTCCGTAGTGCATCTGCGCTAAAACCTGCTGTGTTTTTACGATGGATAAACTGTTTGCGGAAGCTTTTCTCTGGCAGCGTGAGCAGATACATCTGATAGATCTCGTCTTTGATCGATGCCTTATCAGTGTCGATGCCTAGCTTATCTACAGCAGCAAGAACTTCTTTTAGCTTCGTCGTATCAGCAAAGCTTTCTTCCATCATGTTCTTAAGCTGATCACCACGCTTGAGCGTACCGTCGGCGTACAAATCTTTCAGAGGCTTGCCCATCTCCTTAGCTCTACGGATGGCGAAGCGGTTGCGCTCTGAGGCAGACTCAAACATATAAAACTCCATGTCTTTGCCTTTGCCAACACGCAACCAGTTCTCTCCATATCTCATAAGAGGGAAGTAAGGCTTAGCAACTTTGTCCGACTCAAATTGTTTCTTGAGCAGATCCATGAACTTGGTTTTTTCCTCATCGGAGATCCCCATCATTTCAATGCGTTTATTCAAAAGATCTTTATACGTTTCATATTGCTTAGCGTAGTAATCACGTACATCGATATAAATCTTGCGCCCCGGTTCACCAAGCTTTTCCCATAGATCATCCAAGGTATCTGACTGCGGCGTAGATGCAAGACGATCTTTACCGGGGATGCTTGGGTCTATGCCGTTAACTGTAGAGAGGTGCATGATGGTGGCAAGCAACTGACTTTGTTCACGGTCGTTGCGTTGAAGCTTAAGCCACGGCTTCATAACATCTTTCATCTCATCGACATACTGCTGGCGCTTGGCGTTGAACTTCCGACCAAGATCGACCACACGAGTAAGCGCAGGGATTTTGTCTTTAACAAGTTTTGCAAGTTGGCTAGGAGTAAATGCACCAAGAATATGTTTCCTAGCACCAGACATAGCACCTTCTGCAATAGCACCAGCAAGCTCTGCCTGACTAGATAGATCCATACCGTTAGCTATAGCTTGGTTCAGCGCAGATACAGATGGGCCTTGGCTACGAGGCGTATTGATTACGTCGTTAGCATATTTGACTTGCACATCGGCAGCGGTCTGTACGTCTTTTTTCTGGGAGAGTATTTCTATTTTAGCCTGCGCGTCGGCAACGGAAGGCTCCAGTGACAAGAGCGTATCTGTTACTTCAATAAGGTTAGCAAGCGCAGACTCATCGTTTTTACTAAGCCCAAGTAGCTGTCTAATCGTAGCTACAAAAGTGCTCATGACGCTTTGCGTTTTGCCAAACTGCACTGTGCTTAAGAACTGCTGAAAGTCCCCATCAGTCATACCGTAGGTTAAAAACTCATACACATTGGTTAGAGCTTTACCTTTGGTGAACTTTTGATCTAAGCTCTTTACAAATTCTTTGTATGGATGACCATTAGGAAGCTTAGCCGCATCATCGGCTGCGTCCCGTGCAGCCGCCATTAACCGTACTAATTTACGATACGCAAGCGCCCTTGGGTCTGCGCTTCTAGGGTCAGCTTTTACAATCTGCTCACCTTCGTAGATTTTTACCGCAGTCCCTGCATGTAGTAGCTCGTGCAAAACAGTCTGGTTATTTACGCCTTGCCCTACCCCTGACAGACCGCTCCCTGCTACAACAATCATATCGTTAGTGGGTATGAACACCCCTCTAGCTTTTAGTTTCTTGAAATTATCAATAAGCCCTTGCTTAGACTTGTTAGAGACAATTACGAATTTTATATTCCCTAACGCAGACACTAATTTTTGTGCCAAGGTGCGTTCAAACTTATTGCTCTTAGGATCTTTTGCAATAATCTGGGCAGCGTCTTTACCTGTCTTAGGCGCACCGGCTTCGATCTTTGGATTTAAGGCAGGGCTGGTTGACTGTAATTCCGTTTCTGAAATATCTGCCTGAGCAAGAGCACCAGGACCACCTTCTGGTTTTACGAACGTACGCTTCTTTACCTTAGTAGTAACGACAGGTGCAGGGCCAGTGGGAGCCTTGGGTGTGACTATGGGTTCTTCGCTAACAGCTTCTGTTTGCTCTACAGGCTTAGTCTCTTCTTTACGGCGTTCAGCTCGCGCTATGATGCCCTTTTTAATATTGCTAGGACCACGCTCAAAATTACTCATAGCGAGATCACGGATGCGAGTGTTTGCATACCTTGGATCAGTACCAAGGCGGTACAGCTCTTCCAAAACAGGGAGCACTCTCTTAGTTATATAGTCGTTAAGAGTTTCTGTTCTAGTTTCTGGATTACCAATGTTTGCAAACTGACCCTCAATACCTTTCATAAAAGTATCGTGGTACTGCTGCATGGAAGCTTTAGATTCGGGTCTTGGGCCAAGGAACAGATCCAACATCGTAGCCAAGCCGGGGCGGTCAGAACCTTTTAGCTTCTTAGTAGAAAGAATAATATTTTCAATTGCGTTAAGTTCCTCAGTACGCATCCCCGACTCAACAGCACGAGCTTCTTTTTCTTCCTCAGTCAGCTTAGGTTTCGGACCACGTTTAGGCGCAGGGCCAGTAGGCACAGCATCAGATCTAACTTTTAGAAACGCATCTTTTAAGTTAGTGCCAAGAACTTCTTCCTCACCATTTACACGCCTAACCCACTTAGGCTTACGCCCTTCACCTACATTCGTAATAGTAACGGTCTCTCCGTTTGAGAGCACAAGATCTTTTGTATTTTGGCCGTTTGTATTCTTGCCAGGATACTGATTAATAATTGTTACTTGAGGGGCTGCTGCTTTTGGTACACCGGCAGGTTTGGCTGCTGTGGCAAGTTTTGCCACTTTTGTTCCTTCAGCAGGCGCTGCTGCTCCTTCTTCTTTTGCTTGCTTGGTTTCAGTGGGCGTAGTGACACTGGGGATTTCCTTTGGGGGTTGAGTTTTTTCTTCTACTGCACCGGATGGTACTTCCTCTCCTCGTACAGTTGGTTCAGCAGGACGTGCAGGGCGTTCCACTCCACCGGCGACAGGTGGCTCAACTCCTCCGGTGGGTACTCCTCCGTCGGGTCGGCTAGGAATTGGAACGCTTTCTCCACCTCCTTGTTCGATAGCTTTAGCAGCATCTTCTGCCTCCTTTCCGGCTTCGGCTTGAATTTCTGCAAGTTCGGATAGAGCTTGGTCAGCCTCTTGGTCGTTTCGTTCCTCTTCCGCAGCCTGAGCAGCGGCTTTGATTTTGGCTTGATCAGGGGAATCTCCAGCAGCTATGTATTCGTCAGTAAGTTCATTAATCCTAGAAGTAAGCGCATCAACTTTAGTAGCAGCTTCCGCTACTTTTTGTTCTGGAGTTGCTTGCTCAGCTAACTTTTCTTGTGCTGCTTGAGTAGCAGCAGTTAATACGTCACCAGCAGTAGCAGGTTCTTTAGCAAGCTCTTGCGTCCTAGCAGCAATGTCTTCTACATTTACCGCAGCGGCTTTCCCTTGAAGATCTTCTTTCTGCTTTGCTAGCTGCTCTGCATCAATCTTGGCTTGTGCTTCATCAATTGCAGAACGTTCTTCGGGAGTCTTTGCTTCCCTGCGTCGCTCAATGTATCGACCAGCAGGAGAAAGTGCGCCACCAAGAACAGCACCACCAATAAAACTTTCAACGTACTCTTTACGAGCATCAGCATCTGCAATGTTTAACCCAGCTTGTAGACGCTCTAAAAATTGTTGCCCTGTCTCAGTAGCACCTTCAACACCCGCAGCTTTGCCTGTAGCTAAAGAGTAATCAGCAAGTGTGCGACGGAACCCTTGCTCGGCAAAGTTCTTAGCTTGTTGTTCAGTGACTTCTTTACCAACAGACTTAAACAACCCACGCACTAGTGGGATAGCTTTCATACCAACAATATCTAGCGCAGTCTGTGGTATGGCAGCGGCAACGGCGCTACCTAAACTTGTTTGTTCAAGCCCCGCATTAGGATTAGTGCGCTTTACTTCGTCAAGCTGTCTCGCAAGATTAGTACCTGTGAACTGCGTAGCAGACACTAAACCAGTTGCGCCCAAAGTGGCTAATGTAGCGGCAGTACCCGTAACAGGAAGCGCAGCGGCACCCGCAGCCGCAGCAATAGGTGCAGCCATATAAGGTAATGAACCACCCAAAGTCTCTTTAAATTTTTGAAAAGGCGCTTCAGACCAACCCTTTTCAGTAGGTGTGAATACCCTCTGGGCTTCTGCTTCGCGCTCTGCTTGATAACGCTCGGCTTCTTTAAGATCCATTAGTCCTGCTTTACCAGCAGCAAGCGCAAGCGATCCTTTGAGTGATTCATACCCTGCCTTAACAGCGGGGACAAACCCTTCCTTATCTTCAGGAGGAACTTCTAAGGGTACACCGTATTGTTTTTTGACAGCAGGAGCAGCAGTGCTTAACCCAAAACGCTGCCGTATGGCAGCTTTGGTAGCGTCATTAGCATCTACATAATTAGAATCCTGCGGAGCGTACTTATCAAAGATAGCTTTTTTTGTAGCAGGATTTGCGTTGATGTAGTTGGGGTCTTGCAGGATCTCCAGCAGTGTCGGCATGGCAATTAGGGCTTACCTGAAAGAAGTGGATTTGATGTGTCTACAGCTCCAGCATCTGAAGACTTAGATGGTTTCATACCTTTAAAAACATCTTCCCCGTAGAACCTCTTAGCTCTTGCTATTTCCTCGTCAAAAAACATCTCACGTATGTCAGCTTCAGTCAAGGTACGAGGGTTCTTAGGATCTTTAGCAGCAGCCTTGATAATTTTATTTATATCAGTGCTCTGCATACGCTTCTCTACGTTGTCTGTTATTTGATCAAACGTCGGTCTACCATCTGCACCCGCACCACTACGACCCCCACGAGCTTCAAGTAAATTCTTAGCAAATTCGTAGTTAGGATCTTTTGGATTAGTTGCCATACCGAGAAGTTGGTTATAGAAGTCTTTTGGTCGTAAGCTAGCTTCAAGCCTAACCATCTTCTCTTTGAATGCACGGTCACCAGCGCGGTAAGCTTCTTCAGATTTAAATTTCTCTCTTTCCAACGCCATTCTTTCCGCAGCTTCTTGTGCTATTCTAGCTTCGCTACGTTCTCCTCTTTCTGCTTCAGCGACAGATGTAAGCGCACGGATGCCTGTGTCTTCAACACCTTTTGCAACTTCAAATGCTTTAAGCTCTAGTGCCTGCTTATCTTGAATCAGTTTATCCGCAGCAGCACGTTGACCACGTTTCTCAGCAAGTTCAGCTTGAGCAGCTTTTTCTTCAGCTTCTGCAAGGTATTTAGCTGCTGCCATGTTACGAGCTTGCTGTTCAGCACGAAGTTTCTGAGTGCCGGGGACCATAGCAGATAAAGTCTCACCGAGCGTACGCTTTGGACCCCCCGCTGCCATCGCGCCAAGATAATCCATTAACTCAGGTTTTTGGCCCCGCAAAGCTTCAGCCATACGAGCTTCTCTACCAGACCTACCCTTCTCGTATTCTCCAAACTCCGCAGCCATTTCAGCAATACGTTGATCTCTAAGATCTTTTTGTTTAGCTTCCGAGAGCATAGTTTTATCACCACGCTCAGTAATACGGCGACGAGCAGCCATAATTTCTTGGAGGGGATCTAACTTACCTGTAGATGTACCTGTGGTTGAAGGAACTTCTTCTTCAACAGACTCGCTAATACGGTAAGGAGATTCCGCAGCATTTTCTGGGTCCATTTCGCCCCTATCGCCACCTTTTTTAAACCCAAGTACACCACCCCCACCGCTAAACACAATACCGCCATCCATCGCAGTAAACATATCAGGACGCATCGGCAGTGTGGCAATACCTTGTTCGCGTCCAGCAAGATCCTGTTCTTTTTTAGCCATGAGTGCGCCAAGTAGACCAAGCTGTTGTTCTTTTTGTTGTATCTGTTGCCCCATCGCAGCAAGCTGCTGAGCCTTTTGTTGCAACTCCATATCCTTCTGTTGAAAGATGGTTGGGCTGTTTGCAGGATTGTTTTGCATAGCTTGTTGGCGCTGAAAAGCTTGACGCTCGTTACCACGAGCCATCATCTCTTGCTGCGCCATCTGTGGCGTGACTTGTCCAGTGGGCTGTTGACCTCTAGCATATTCCTGAAGTCTTTGGTCAGGAAACCGGACAGGGTTTTGTAGCGCAGCCTGTGTCTGAGGCGGGGAAAAAGGAATCTGTGCCATGTTTTAACCCCCTAACCCACCAAGAAGTTGCGCTAAGTAAACGGAAGAAATACCACCCGATAATGCCTGAGACATGGGGTCAATACCAGTAGGTGCTGCGTTATAAGGCAGTCCTTGCAGCATATTTCTCATAAACGTGAGATTTTCATACGGATACTTTTCACCGCGCAAGAACTCGTTATAGTCAAACTGCTGCTGTTGCTGCCCAAGATCCGCCATTTGTTTAAGCGTTGCCAGATCAAGATAACCTTGCTGTTGCCCAAGATTGCCAAGAGCACTACCCGCTTGAATACTAGTTTGCAAACCTTTAAGCCCAAGCTCAGAACCAAACTGTCGAGATTGTTCAGCCAATTTCTGGGCTTCAAGAGCACGCTGTTGTTCAGTATTAAACTGCCCAAGACCAGACTCGTAAGCTTTCTGTAACCCTTGACCTTGGATAGTGCCAATCTGATTTAGCAGATTGCGTTGTAACTCAGACTCCATCAACCCTTGCCGAGAACCACCAAAAGCACCTGCTTGCGCTGCTTTTGCGCCGATTGCCTGATTTGCTATTTCAGCTTGGCGCTTAGCCTCTTTAATAGCGGGATCAACTGCACCTTGCATAAAAGGTGACATATAAGATGCTTGGACGTTGGTAATGTTCTGCCCACCATAAGTTGTGGGTTGCAGGTTAGGGTTAGTTGGTACAGGCATTGAGGGTACTGATTGTTGATTAGCACTTCCATCAAATTGCCCTGTTCCACCTACAAGTTTATTTAAACCCCCACCTAAACTACCTAAACCCCCACCCATACCACCCATACCACCCATACCTGTACCTACAGGTTGAATAGCCCAAGGATTTTTTTCATAAAAATCTTTAGTACCTCCAACAAAAAATTCTCCACCCATATCGCCCATACCACCGGCCATATCTTGCATATTACGCATTTGGTTTTCTTGCTGGAGTTTGAAATCTCTTTGTGCTTGAGTTTCTCGCCCTCCTCGATACTGCATATCCCCTCGGTACATCATATCCCTAGAGTTGGGGTCGTAATTTTGAGAGTTAGAAGCAGAACCAAAGTATGGAAGCTCTTCAGTGAATATGTTGTAGTTACCAGACCGCGCAACGCCAGTAATTGGAGTGGAAAATTCTGCATTATTTAACATTCCCGCATCAACCCCACCACCATCAAAAAAACCGGGAGGTTTTAGAGCAGCTTGATTTTTTAAATCTGCTGGAGAAAGTTGTGAAGCAAAATTAGGGTTAGCAAACGTACCTGTGGTAAACGAAGTAGGTTTATATTTCCCATAATCTAACGCACCAATACCAGCAGCTTGCGCTAAGTTTGAACCTTGTAGGAATTGCGCCGGAGTTGTTAAGTTGGCAATACCCGCACGAGCAGACTCAAGAAGGGGGGAGCTGCCTGTATATTTCTGGAAAGGTACGTCGGCTTCAGCAGAAGCTCTTTCTAACATACGCTCAACATACGGTGCGTATGCGCCACGAAGTCCAGACTCACCAGAAATATCTACGCCCGTACCTTTGCGGTCAGCACCCATATCGGTGCCGTAAGTAATTCCAGTACCGAAAGTTGACCCCGCAGCAGCTTTACGTGCAGCTTCTTGGGCTTGTGTAGCAGCATCAATTCCGGCTTTCTGGCGATCAGCGGCAGCTTTATCAGCAGCTTGTTGTTTTTGTAATTCAGTTTGCGCTGCTGTAGCTGTTTCTTGACGCTGTTGCGCCAAGTCCATTAAATACTTCATGTCAGAAGTAGATTGCTGTTTACCCAACGCATCAGTAAACAAATTCCCAATTGCCGTAGGGTCGTAGCGTTTTAATAACTCGTTGTAAAAATCAGCTTTAGCGTTTGGGTCAGTGGACGTTGCCAAGCTTTGAACTTTGGCCGCATCGGTTAAATACCCCATATCCTTAGCAGTCTGAGTTTGTCCTGTAGCATCTTTAATAATATTTGCAGCGGTAGCTGCATCGTACCCCTGACTAATTAAGTTGTTGTATACCTTAGCTTTATCCTGCACAGTACCTGATGCCACGTCTTGTACATCCGAAGCGGCTGCAAGATATTTAAGGTCTTCTGCTTTTTGTCCGGGCGCAACAGTATTAATCAGATCATTTAAAAATTGATTTGACTGAGTTGGGAAAAGTTCTTGTAGATCGTTATATAGCTCAGCCTTTTGCTGTACTGTAGCTTTTGGATCTTTAGTTAATTCTTGAACTTTAGCCGCACCCGTTAAATAATTCCAATCTGTATCCGTAACAGGTTTGCCCGTAACTTCGGCAATAGCGTTTTTAATTTGGGTGTCGCTGTAATTATCATTTAGCTGGTTATATAAAGTTGCTTTGTCAGCAACAGATTGGCTCCCAGCAATATTTGATATTGCTTCTTCAAGAGCTTGTTTACCTTCATAGATACCCGTGTTAGACGCTGCTTGATCTAAAAAATCGCTTAATCTATCTTTAGCTTCATACTGTTGCGCAACGCTATCGGATATTTGCTGCGCTTCTTGTACAGCGGCTTTTTGTTGTTCAGCAGTACCCTGCGACAAAATCCCTGGGCCTGTGGGTAATCCTGCATCAACAAGATCTTTAATATCACTTGCAGCTTCCCCCATTTTAGTGAGGTCATCTGCTGTAATACCTTTAGATATAAACCAAGCAAGTTTTTGCCCGCCTGTGTAATTTAACCAATCTGAGGGGAGTGCAGGGAATGCCATGATTACCTCGGCAAAAATTTATCAGGGTTAATTTGTTTGCCCTGTTTGTGGTTACCTGTTCGGGCGGAACGAATCTGGTCCATCATTTCGTAAAGACGTTTCGCACCAGCGTTAGAGTTGCCGTTACCGAGATGACTAACAACATCAGCAGGAATAACAAACTCGCCATCACTAAGCGCAGCAGGTCTTTTACCGTCGATATTTGCGGGGACTTTGTCTGCCATGCCATCTGAGTGTCCGTCGAGGTATCGTGGCGGTAGTGCACGTCCCCCTTGCGCCATATCCAATGACCCAATTCCACCTCCTTCGGCAGAATACTTAGTACCTTTAAACGCACTACGTGTTGCTGTTACAGGAGCATTTTTACCTAATGTAGCACCAGCAGCTTGTTTTTGGGCATCTTTTGCAGATTTATACGCAGCTAAAGCACCCAGCCCACCAAGTCCGGCTTGGAGAAGACCTTTGTTTGAGAGGAGTTTGTCAAGGAGTGATTGCCCTTTAGTTCCTCCCGTTTGTGTACCAAAAGGGTTGCCCGACATGATACCGCCGGGAGCAACATCAGCTTTAGCTTGATCTGAATACCCCGTCATCTCTTCAAGAGACATACCACCAAGGAGCGCACCTTTTAAATTCGCTAACTGTTCCGGCGTATATTGATCTCCATACTCTGCCACAAACTGACTATATAAAGTATCAACTTCGGGTAATGTTAAATCACCGTATAGATCAGTAAATTGAGGTAATGAGGGGCTTACAATACTCTCACCAAAATCCCAAGACTCCCCACTATCATCTCCACTATCATCACCACTTCCATATAAATAATTTCTTTTGTTGCTATCAGCCATCATCTACCTCCCGGCCTGCGCCGCGCTGCAATCATCGGTGCAGCAAATTGCATAAATTGATTAAATGCTTTTGGATCTACCCCAGCAGTCTGTAGCCCCTGCCCAATTCCGTAATTAATAGCCGCACCTTTTATGGCAGCAGCGGGATCAAACTTTCTACCTAGAACTTTTGCCGTTAATGCTTGTGTAGTTAAAGCTTTAGCCGGAGTTGCTAACGAACCAAGACCTTTAAACATATCAGGGGCGACTTTATTAACTCCCGCACCTATAACATCTGAAGCTAATGAAGATGTAGCGCCGGTTTTAAAACCTTTAGAAAACGGTTGGTCGGTTAGCGAGCCAATCCCCCCACTGAGAACCCCTGACACTAAAGCCTTAGCCCCAGCGTCGGCAGCAAAAGATGGAAGTCCTAAATTAGCTAACTGCCCTGCAATCCCACTACCTGCTGTATTAATCCCAAGCTCGCCAAGCGCAGCACCTGCTGCACCCGCAACACCAGCCGTTCCAGTAACCCCGCTAAGCAGTCCACCAACACCACCAAAAGGCATAGCAAGTAAAGACCCAACTTTTAACGCAGTAGCCACATTCTTAGCGTCAGGATGCTCGCCTTTATAATATTTTGGATCGCCAACAGGTATAAGTTTATCGCCCTGGGGGATGTAAGCTTGCGCCATGCGCTCGCGGCTTTCGCCTCCCGTTTTACCCCCCATGAACAGCACAACATTACCAGAGTTAAGTTCTTCTGGCGTAAGGGAATCTAGCTCTACTTCAACAGGATTACCTTTTTCATCTTTCTTGTACGCCTTGGTAAACGTGGATTTATGTCCTAGCTGCTCACCAAACTTTTCCCGCATCAGATCGCTAGCGGTCTTTGCTCTTTCTTCCTGCCCTACTACGTTACTTAATTCTTCCCCAGTACCATAAATATCAACGTTTTTCTTACCAAAATCCGTCAACCCAGCAAACGGATTAACCAACGCTTCCCCCGCAGTCCAGCCCGTGTCAGACTTTGCACCCTTGGGTGTAGCACCGTATTGCTTAGCCCGTGCAGCCAGATAGTCGTCTAAAGACCCCCCTTGTTGGGGCGCAGCAGCTTTTTGCTGTGCAACAAATTGCTGGAAGGCAGCTAGGGGGTTAGTGGTAGCCATCTTAAGTAGGTATAGAAGAAACGAACGCCATTGTTGCAATTACTGACGGAGTTTCGGGGCGTGTAGGCGAAGACGCAGCAGGAAAATGTTCTATGCTTACACCTAGATTATTAGTATGCCAGTATAGTTCAATATAGTCACCCGTATTTAGAGGCAAAAACAAGTTCAACGCAGCAATTAAATGCCCATCTACGCCACCATGACTATTTGGCACTGAAAACCTTGAGTTACTATTTGATAAGTTGGTTCCGTTAATAGCAGCCCATACGTCTACATCGTGTATCTGCGTATCTGAATTTTTGAACTGAATACTGAACTGTAAGTTATAAACACCAGGGTAAGTAACCGTCAGTTTAGAATTGCCTGCTAAATAGACGCTATCGGCAACATCAGTCACATCATAAGTAATTGCGTAAGCTGCCGTTGTACTAACCGCAATTTGATCCGAATCGCTTGACCAAGCACCAAACGGATTACTCATAAACCGGCCACCATCTGGCCCAAGCAAACTTCTCGTTATATTCTCAAGACGATTAAAGTAAAGTCTTAAGACATTTGAAAACTGATCGTGATACGCACGTTCGTAATTAGGCGGCGCAAGTGGCAGGCTAGGAGGGGCTGGATTATCTAATTTAAGAGTCATCGTCTGCCGTCCTGCCTGATGTCAATTCGTGGTGCACCAAGCTGCCATGTCGTACCAACACCATCTGACCCGATCTTCATAATCATCTGTCGCCCACGGATACGGGTGTAAACAATATTGGTGAACTGCTCAATCGTAACGGTGGATGTACGGGCAACAGATTTAGCCGCCTCGGTATTAAACCCAGACCCCGAACCGTTCATACCGTAAAGGGTCATCGTAACTTGGGGTGTTGTTGCTGTAGACCCATCAAATGTCAGATCCGGCACCATACGCCATACAAACCCAAAGTTTTGTCCGTCTTCAATATCAAACTCAGCAGACTCTATGTAAGCAGTAATTGGTAGCGTCGTGCCTGTTTCGTTATCGTCAACACCGTACTCGTGGTCAACAATGTTGTAGTTATATGTAGCAGCTTGTGGATAAGCGCGAATACCTGAATCGCTCCACGCCGTACGTGCCATCGTGCCGTAGTACCAAATATCTTCAGCGTAGTTGTACACCACATAGCGATCAACAGTCGTAGAATTAGCCGAACAGTAGAACCACCAAACCTCATTGAATCCTTCGTTTGTTCCAGCAAAGACTTGGAAGTTCTGGTACTTATTAATGTCGCTGAACACATACCGACGTAGATCGCAACGAAGTGTTTGCACCCTACCGTTGTACACATAGAACTTATCCACACCCATCCAGTAAGTTACCCCGGATGCAATTGCAGTGGCGTTAGGGCCGATGATGGACGTATTGTCCCCAAGAATTTGCGAACCCCAAACCAACGGCGGGCCGAGATATTGCAGAGAAAAAAGCGCAGAATCAGTCCACACCAACACTTCCTGCCTAGTTTGCTGCACTGCAATAATCTGCGAGCCGTGGGATAAGCGCAAGCTACCTGCTTGATTAAGCGGGGATGGCACCCAATCAACTAAAGATTCTTGGTTACCCCAACGAATGAGCATGGGGTCAGCAGTCGTACTGCCGTAGTCGGTTGTGCCAAATAGTAATAAGAACCTAGAAGCATCCGAAACCAGCATGCTGTATTGCACGGTAGGCACATCAACAAGCGTAGAGATACTTTGCGTTCCAGACTGACTGCCTGAAGTATTTATAGCCGAACCCGTTGCAGAGGTTGACAGGTTTGCAGTGACCCCATCAACATTAATTAAATAGTATGTTGTACCCGCAGTTAGCCCCGTTGGAAGTGCGCCAGTAGTAGCAAGCTTAATGGCTGTACCCTCAGCAAGCACGTTAGACAGCGTAATCACGCAAGGTGAAGCTATTGTTAGGGTAACAGTACCCCCAAGGCTGTTGAGTGCAACACCTCTTGTTGATAAGCCGTTAGTCGCATCCCAGTAATAAATACCAGCCGTGCGTGGACCAAAGACTAAGTCCTCCCCCCAGTTGCCAGCATTCCATATCCGCAGTGGGTCTGTAACCTGTGGCGTAACACCCCATGACCCACTACCCCAAGCACCTGCGCCCCATCCAACCAGAGGAACCTGAGCAACGCCCGGACCCGTATTAACTTGGAAAGCACCGACCGAAGACCCACCACCATTACCACTATCCGAGGCGTTTGAAGTGACAGGCGCACCCGTACCGGGATCTTTGGCCGTGATGGTAAAAGTATTTAATGTGGGTACAGAAGCAATTTGATATTGCTGATTAAGCACCGCTGCTGTGATGTTTCCACCCAGACTTACTGCACCGGAGAAGGTTACAAAATCCCCAGTGATTGCACCATGATTAGCCGATGTAACCGTGATGGTTGAGGAAAAGGGAGATACAGTAACCGCAGCAAAGGTCACTGATTGGGTTAAACGTATGGGGGTGATGTCGGAATAAGCACCACCTTGCTCAATGTAGTACTTTAGGTTGGTTCCTACACCAAGCAGGTTAGAGTTACTTAAAGTAACCCAGTTCCAAAGAGAACGGCAAATCCCTAAGTAAACGGCTTGCGATATTCTGCGCCACCCACCAATCTTCTCTGGTGTGCCCTGACGAAACCGAACCTTGTCGGATACATACCAACCGTTCTCATTTGTATAGCGAGTATTTTCTTTATTAACCCCGCTTTTCAGTAGTATCTTTTTTAATGGCACGGCTCACCTCATCAGTGCAGCTTCTGCCGCTCGGCGGCGGGTAAGCCCCGGCAGGACTCTTCCAGCGGCTTTATTCCACAGCATACATTGGTCGGCTGCACCATCCCAATCCCCCGCATCTATCCGCTTCTTGAACGTAGAAACTCGGTAGTTCCCTAGGCCACAATTGTAGACCCAGCTAGTCACAGCGGCAATGCGTCGGGGCAGTGCGGTTTGTATCTTTGGAGAAAGTTTAAACAAACCCCTGAGAAAGTATTCAACGTGGTGATCCAGTGCATCTTCGCATTGCTCAATCGTCCAGACCGTGCCGGGGTTAATGTCAGGGCCAGTGGCTCCCCAGCCAATTGTCCAAGGATGTCCACGGGTTCCGGGGTCAGGATAAGCTGTTACTCGTCCGTCAGGCAAACGCTTTGCTAGCCCTTCAAAGGGCTTGATCAGTACATCCTTGCAAAGCTTCTTTGCCTCTTTCACGATTTGTTGTACTTCTCAATAGACCGTCCTACAAACCAGAACGTCAACATCATGTTCAGCATGGCGAAGTCATCCTCGTCGTAGCTTTTGGTCAAAACCTCAGCCCAGTTAGCGTTGGTCTGAAAGGCAATCGTTAAGCCAGCAGCTTTGACAGCCACATATACGCCAAATGCAATCCAAGTAAGACCGGGGCGGGTAATAGCAGTGATAAAAGAAGCAAACCAGCCAGCCTCTTTTGCCGTTTGGGCTTGCTCCTTAAAAGCCTCCTTAATCGTGTCCATTTGCGAGATCGAGTAGTCCACATACTTCTCCTCCATCTTGAACTCGCCCCTCATTTTTTCGAGGTCGGTTTGAAGTTGGAACATGGATAGCTCGTGCTGGCGTTCGTTCTTTTTGTCCAAAAACTTGAGGACTTCAGGAGCAAGGCGAAAGATGCCACCAAAAATGGAGCCAAGCAAACCACCGCTGAGCAAATCAAACATCAGTGATCTCCGTTCCTATTAATCTCTTCCTTGGCTTTACGGGCTTCCCGTTCAATCTTCTCCCCGCGCAGCCGACGGACGGTATCAATCTTTTCATCCAACCTGATCAGGTCGTTATCGTGCATCCGTACCCGATCAATCAAGGATATGACCGACTTCTTGGCCGTTGAAAGCACCGGATCTATTTCCTCGGTTGACCACTTCCAGACGTAATACACCAGATACACAAGCCCACTGACTGCTAGCGTTGGAAAGCCATACTCTTCAATCAGTTTGCCGACGTTGTAGTCCATCAGTCTTTCCTAATGTCGTCTTTCTCGGCACGGGCAATCCGGTCGTAATCAGGTTCTAACCCAAGCGAATGCGTGACCTTGATGTCTATCCGCTGCAACTGGGTGTTCATCGTTTCCACCCGCTTTTCTAGCTGGGTGATGATGCTGGAAATGGAATTGATGGAGTTTGTAACGCCAGCCAGAATGTACTTAAGCGTTAGGTAAACAAAATACCCACCAAGACAGGCCGATGCAATAGGCAACCCAACTTGGTGGATAAACATGAACAGATCAAGGCTCAACCTTCTGTTCCTCAAGCTGGGCTACAGCCTGTGACTTGATCTTCTCAAACAGTGCTGCGATCTGCTTATAAGGAAGATTCCCCAGCGTATCTAGCACTGTATTGACTTCATCAAGGGTGAGTTCAAGCTTGAGCGGGTTCATTCACTTTCCATGAGGTAGTGGCTTCATCCCAGCTATACATCTGACCATCGGTCGGCATAGCCACTGGTGCTTCCCATTGTGCGTTGGCATTCAGAATCCAACTTGCATAAGGCTTTGGTGCCACGAAAGCATCAATGTCAGACCTGTAGGTATAACCAATCCCTGCGTAGTTCTTTCTGATGTTGCCGTTGTAGGAAGTCTGCTTCCATGTGCCGCCAAGGATTTTTTCCAAATGAGCTGCGCCAATGTGTTCTTTTTCCACACCGCTAGCGTCAGCCATATCTCGGTTGTCCACAACTACGACTTGTGTAACAACATTGTTTTCATCAATTTTCGCGTAATGTCCCATCGTTAACCTCTTGCAAAAGAACCGTGAAATTTATCCCGAGCTTCAATAGCAACTAGCTCGGCAAACTCTAAATCATCATGCCAGCCAAAAAACGTGCGTTTTCTGTTAACAGACATTTCAACAACCCATTTTTGACACTTCTTGTCCCATCTAACATTTTTAACGCCACTGGTGTTGTTTTTATGAATTTTTCTATTTAAGCAATTTTGTTGTTGCGTTGCCCCCCGAAGATTTTCAATCTTATTGTCTGCCCTATCATTGTTAATGTGGTCAATAATTTTTGGCACATATCCGTGGTGGTACATAAATATCAATCTGTGCAATGGATACACCACACCCTCTACTTTCATTCGTATGTATCTATGATGATTTGTAATTGGCGTAAATTTTGGTTGATAGCCTTGCTTTGCATACAGAAACCCATCACGATACTCAAACAGCTCTTTTAGGCGTTCTTGAGTAACCATTACGCCTCCAGTTTCAGTCCAGTTAAATCCATTTCCTCGCCAACTGTACCTAGCGGGAAGGTGTTAAAACTCAAGCTAACCCGTACATCCTCACCCTCTACAGTCGGCACCATGTGCGTCAGGCTTGATGGGAAAAGAATCAATCGCCCTGTAATGGCTTCAAACCACCAAGACTCGCTGTTCCATGCGTTCCACTCTGCCGGGGGCAATTTAATCTGCTGCCAACCATCCCGATAGAAATAGATCTTGTCGTTAGGGTTGGTCTGAATGTAGAACACGCCTGATACAAAAGAGTTGGGATGTGCGTGTTTGTGGTGATACTGCCCCGGTTCGCTGTAGTTGACCCAGCTTTGCGTGAGCCTTAGCGTGACATCGTGCTTGGGGTTGGTTGTAGCTTTGAAATACTCAGCCACCGAATCTTCCATCCATGACCTAAGACTTGTCATCACAGGGCTTTTGAGGACGAAGTTATTGACCGAGGTGCGGTTGCCCATATTGGCACGTTGTTCCAACTCCATGAGGAAAAACTTCTCTTCCTCGGTTAGCTCACGCCCAAGGTCAAAGAACCCAACGGGTTGTGCAAAGAGTCCGTGCAGGTTCATGCAGCCGCCTTTTCAAACATAGCGCGTTCTTCATCAATCTTGGCTTGCTGCTCAGGCAAGTACATCGTCGGCACGGCGTCTTCCAGCTCTTTGATCTTCTTCATCACAAATTCAACTTCTTCCCATGACGGGCAGGGTCTTGGATCGTCCCAGCGTGTAAACCCAACACCAGATGTCCACTCCCATTTAGCGCCTGGGCGAAGCATTTGCATAGCTACGTCAATGCCGTAGTAACGATACATATTTACCTCTTAGTAGTTAACTTTGATGATGACGATACCGGATCCGCCTGCGCCTGCAACAGTTGACCCGCTATCACCGTTGTTTCTACTTCCACCGCCACCGCCACCCGTATTCGCTGTCCCAGAAACTGCGCCAGTAGTCCAAACCCCAGCGCCCCCACCGCCAGTGCCTCCAGTTGAATTGGGTTGACCACCGCCACCACCGCCACCAGCGTAAGTCACCGAACTTCCAGTAATTGATGAGGCTGTACCATTTCCTCCATTCCCTCCTGCATTACTAGATCCGGTGCCGCCAACAGCGCTCGCGCCACCTCCACCGCCAGCCCCAATAGCACCGGTTTGCCCATTGCCACCGTTGTTTCCTTGTGACGGTGTTGTAGATGGTGTATTACCTGTCCCGCCTAGATAATATGCCGGAGTTGTATATAAACAAGAACCACCGCCACCCGATCCGCCGTTTTGCCCAGCGGATATAGAAAATCCACCGCCACCGCCGCCACCATAAGCAACCAAAGCGTTGCTATAGGGATTCCCAGAGGATGGATCGTTAGAGATCGGAGAGCCAGAAATATAGGAATTACCTCCGTTCCCGCCTGTTACAGCCGAAGTACCGACTCCAGACCCCGCTGTACCCCCTGCGCCAACAGTGATGGTGTAAGAGCTACCTGCCGTCACCGCCAAACTTGTACCTGTTCTAAAACCGCCTGCACCGCCACCACCACCGGTTGTACAACCCCCACCCCCACCACCAGCGACCACCAAATAATCCACCGATGTTGCACCTGTGGGAGCAGTCCAAGAGGTTGTTCCACGGAAGACGAAAACATTAGAAGTGACTGTTTGACGGTATCTTAGGATGACGATACCGGAGCCGCCGGAGCCGCCGGACCTTGCAGCCGCTGCGTCATAAGTTCCGCCCCCACCACCGCCCGTACCGGCTGTTCCATTAGTTCCGTTTCCACCTCTTACCCCCGCGCCACCACCGCCCGCGCCACCACTTCCAACGGTAGAGCTAGCATGACTTCCGCCGCCACCACCAGCGTATGTAACGCTAGTGCCTGTTATGGTTGATGCCGTTCCAGCGCCACCGTTCCCACCAACACCACTGCCGTTAGTCCCAGCAGCGCTTGCCCCGCCACCGCCACCACCACCAGTAGCACCACTACCACCTCCGTTACCGCCGCTATTTCCCTGCGATGGTGTTGTTGAAGGTGTATTGCCAGCCGCTCCAGTTTGGCTTGGATTTGGATTAGCTGAACCAGCGCCGCCTCCAGATCCACCGGTTAAGGCTCCCAAAGCTGATACGGTATATCCGCCGCCTGCACCACCACCATACGCTTTGAATGTATTGGTACCAGCACCAGATGGATTTTCGGTAATCGGTGAACCAGCTATTGATGAGTCTGTCCCCGAACTTCCTCTACCGTTAGCACCAGCACCGCCAGAGCCAACAGTAATGGTGTATGAAGTTCCTGCTGTTACTGCTAAACCTGTCCCAACTCTGAAACCACCGGCTCCACCGCCACCTCCAACCATTTTATCTGCACCATCTTGCCCACCACCGGCTCCACCGCCAGCGACAACCAAATACTCAACTGCGGCAACACCAGCAGGGCAGGTCCATGTTCCAGACGAAGTAAATATCTCAGTAACAAGAACACTGTTAGGCCAGTTTTGGCCCATGATGGCATCACGAATAGCGTTTAACCGCCAAATGCCGTTTGCATCAGAACTAGAAGGAAATGTAGCCATGATCTACACCTTAAGAGATCGTCGTGTAAGAGCAGGTATAAGTTATTTTGGATGCCGTGGAACTCGTCGCCCACAGTGTTGACGCCTCACCCGACACGCTCGTGTCTAGTAAATAAAGTGATGTCCCTGTAGTCATCAACTCCACCGTGCCACCTGCTGGAACGGTCAGCAAATAACACAAGGCTCTGTAGGTTGAACCATCAGCAAGCCTTAACTCAACCGTTGCGTTATACGATGAACTACCATCAATATTCGTCATCAAGATCGAGTTGATCTTATGCGTTGCCCCAGTTGCTGGTGCTGTCACTAGAGCATTTCGTGAGGTATCTGAAGGAGTTATAGACACCGTATGCGGAACGATGCTCGTTACAGAAACTATATTTGGGGCCGCCATATTAACCTCCGAAAACTAAAGCCATAGCTATAGCAAAACCTGTTGTAGAAAGAGTTCCAGTTGCATTAGGCAGAGTCAATGTCTGTGATGCCGTAAGCGTGGTTGGGGTTAGCGTCACCGCATAGCTTGATGTACCACCCGCACGTCCTGCAAGCACCACGGCATCCTGCGTTGAAGCAGCCTCTGAACGAATCGCACTGGCCGCACGGAATGTCTGCGCTGCGGTAAATGTCTGCGCCGTTCCTAATACAGCTAAAGTTCCCGTGGTCGGCAATGTGACGTTGGTTGCACCAGTAGATGTCAGCGTAATGCTGTTAGCACCGGAAGTGATGAGCGACGAACCATTGGCAACCGTCAACGTACCCGTGCTTGTTGAGACTGTTAAGCCGTTGTACTTACCCGCCGTGATGTCACCCGTTGTATCGGCAATCGTTGCAGCCGAGTTCTGGATCAGCTTACCCGTGGTGCCATCAAACCGGACAATCGCGTTATCCGTTGCAGAGGCTGGACCAACCACATCGCCTGTTCCACCACCACCCGTTGCAGCAATCGTAATACCACCAGAGCTATTGGTGATCGTAATACCAGATCCTTGCGTCAACGTAGCAAGGCTAAAACCTGATCCATTACCAATCAGCAACTGACCATTCGTTGGTGTGGCCGAATTACCTGTACCACCGTTCCCAAAAGGCAGCGTACCTGTGACCTGAGAGGCTAGGTTGATATTGCTGATCGTATTGTTAGCACCATTGATGGTCTTGTTGGTCAGGGTTTCTGCCCCTGCCAGCGTCGCTAACGTGCCGGTCGTTGGTAAGGTAACCGATGTGTTGCCGTTTAAGGTCAGCCCAAGACTGTAGTTACCTGTGAAGGTAAGCGTATTCAGTGCATTGTTAGATACACCCGTGCCGCCATTAGCAGGACTTAAGTTGCCAGCAACCGTTACCGCACCACCTGTTGCCGTGCTTGGCGTTAAGCCCGTCGTACCGAATGAGATCGTTGCTACGGTATTGCTTGTGGTTGCCAAGGTTCCTGATGTGGGAAGCGTGACGTTTGTAGCACCCGTGGAAGTTAACGTGATGCTATTAGCACCAGAGGTTGCAAGCGTAGATCCATTAGCAAGTGTCAGCGTACCCGTGGTCGTGGATACCGTTAGGCCATTCAAACTTGTTGCTGTAGCTACACCAAGAACAGGCGTGGTAAGCGTAGGTGATGTCGCTCTAACGACATTCCCTGTACCGGTATTCGCTGTCCAAGTCGGCGCTGATCCTGTGGAAGTCAGAACAAAGTTAGACGTACCTATGGATAAGAAGCTTGTCGCACCTGATGCTGTCTGATAAGGAACCGACCCTGCTGCACCACCTGCAAGATTTGTAGCCGTCCCAACCGTCACACCTGATGCAGCACTCCACTGTGGTGCTGTTCCTGAAGACGTAAGGATGGTCGTACTTGAACCAAGCGCAAGCTTGGTAAACGCTGTACCCGTGGCGTAGTAAATTAAATCACCAGCGGTGTAACTAGACTGACCTGTACCACCCTGATCCGTGGTTAGCGTACCTGTAGAGGTAAGTGCCTTAGATCCATCCGTAAAGACTGCTTTACTTGCCGTGGCCGAAGATAAAATCGGTGCCGAACTAAAGGTCTGTATGCCCGTAAATGTCTGAGCCGCATCCGTCCGTGCAATCGTTGCACTGGTCCCCGGAAAGGTCATCGTGGTGCTATCAGTACCCGCTAGCGTCAGGCTATTACTAGCCGTTAATGTCTTGCCATCAGCAATGGTCAGTGTTGCGCTAGATGCCGGAGCAGTGATCGTGACTTTGTTGTAAGCACCGGCTGTGATGTCACCTGTCGTATCAGCGACAAATGCTGCCGAGTTCTGAATAACTTTACCCGTCAGACCGTCAAATCTTGCAATTGCGTTATCAGTAGAAGACGCGGGCCCGTCTACATCACCCGAAGCAATCTCTTTGAAATCACCGGCATTCGTATCCCAGGCTACCCAAGTCTGTTTGCCCGGAGCAACCGAAATACCTGTCGTAGGCCCAGTACTTCCCCTGATCGTGACATTGAACCCACCAGAGGTGTTGTTCATCACAATGTAGGCTTTACTGCTATTGGGTACGTTTATGTAGCGTAGTTGCGATCTGGAACCGGTACAGTTCAGGATCATGTACTGGGCTGATGTAGACCCAATATTCGTTGCTAAACTTGTACCTTGCGTCAGGGTCAGCGTGACATCACCGTCAGTGCTTAATGTCTGTGTACCCGCAATTGCAATATCAAGGTATGAGGTAACGGCGTTGTTGACATCGTCGCCCCATACTCCAGGCTCGGTGCCCGTGACAGGCCGACCGAGGGCCAAAAGGGATGTGTAATTGACTGTCATGTCGTTATCTCAGTCCAATTAGCGGTTTGAGAAGTATTGATCTGCTCCCAGAACAATACAGCAGAGATGCTATCAGCACCAGATGCGTTTTCAAGTACAGATAGCTGCATTTCCACGTTGATTGAAACAAGGTCATTACCAGCCGCATTCTCAAGCACAGAACTAATAAAGCTTGCTGAACCTGAAATACTGTCTGCACCAGCAGATGTTTCAATAATTGTTCCACCAAAATTAGCAGCCCCTGCAATTGTATCTGCACCACTGGCTGTTTCAAGAATATTGGCGGCGAAGTACGGGTTGCCTGCCATGAGGTCATTGCCCGATGCGGCTTCAAGAATAGATGCTGGATACTCAACCCCCGGCACAGCAACTGTGTCGTTTCCTGAAGCCAGTTCAAGAACAGAACGATCATAAGCTGACCTGCCCCAAGGCCCAAATCCCCATGCACCTGATCCCCAGCCGCCTTCACTCATGTTGCCGTTAATGAAAATTGGTACGTTACAGAAATTACATCACCTGAAACTACCGACCGATCTCCGGGTGATTGGAAGTCTGCGGCACTGAATAACGTACCCGTCGTTCCTAAGATCGTGTTGTTACTTGTTAGGAAGGCACCACCTACCGTTGCGGTTGCGTCAATATTAAACACAGCCTTATTAGAGGTGTTCGTTACTACCGAAGGATTGGCATTTGTTGATGCGGCAAAAGTTGCCGCTGGTCTGGTTGCATCGCTGTAGCAATCAATCTCTGTCCAGCCAGAGTGGGAGGACATCGTATCTGATGCAGCCGGTGTATTACTTGCAGCAGCACCGTATAAGCCCACATACCATGTTGTGATCTGCGCTGCCGAGTTTGCCAGTGCCGTGCCAGCCATGTACTGAAGACCGACGTTAACTACCAAGTTATCACCCTCAGCAGTCCACTTGAGGTTGCCATCCTTGTCATGGCACTCTGCATAGTACCTACCGCAGGCCACAGCCGATTCACCCCACGATGTTTTAGCGGCTAACCCGCTAGAAACTTGATCACCCGCTTTTGCTTTTTCCATCATGCAATCCTTAAAACAGAATCAGTTGCGCCCATCGGGGGAAAAGTGACGATTAAATTTGACGCGTTTTTGGTAATCGTCTGCCCAAAGTTAAGTACACATACTGCACGATTTCCGTTGGTGGAATTGTAAATCAGTGCGCCCGCGCAGGAAAGAGTTACGTTGGTAAAAGTTGCGTCGTCAAACGACCAATATCCTGTATTACTTGATGAAAGGGGCGTGATGTTTGTAAGTGCAATCCCCCCAGCGGTGTAATTGGTTCCACTCGTCGGTACTTCCCCAGTGGATGTGTAAACGGTGGTATCTGCTCCGAGGTTGGCAGTTGCGACGTACAAAGCGAGCTTGAAAACATTGCCTGTCGTCCTTGTAAAGTTGTGCAGTCCTTGGGCAACTTCTGCCTTAAAACTTGTGCACATGGTTTGAACAATTGCCATACTACTTCACCGGATACCGTACTTGACCAGAACGATAAGCGTCCTGACGTTCCATACCATCACCAAGGCGTTTAGCAAGAGCTAAGGCTTCTTCATATTTATTTTGCACTGCTGCCATCATGTCTGGTTCAGCTTTAATAAAGAAGTACGCTTCCCGTAACGAACCATAAAGCAAAACAGAATCAAAGTTATCGCCCAACCAAGTTTGGCCTGAAGCAGCTTCGGTAATTGACTGTGGGTAATAGTAATAATGAAGCTCGACAGAATACCCGGAATCAGGTGTTGGACCTAATAAAAAAGTTAGCTCGTTAGGAAACGTAGGATAGTCGGGGCCAAAAATAGCGTAATGACGTGGGCGACCGGTATTACCAGAACCTAAAGTAACGGGATACGCTTCACGAATAAAATTAACGTCTTTGTTTAGTAAGTAATGGTAGCGCCCCGTGGCATCAATAACAGCCATACTATAGACCGCTAAAAAATCAGAGGGGCATTGGAGGTATTGATTATTTAAAGTGGCGGTCCCTGTTACGTTTTTTCGTAAGGAAGGAAATTGAACGGAGTTATAAATGCGCTGTTCAGCCTGTTTAACAAAAGTCGCAAGCTGTTGATCTGATGTCCACGTTGTTGCAGAATCAGCAAAAGTAATCGTCGGGTAGTCATTTTCGACATACCCTCGGATCGCCTTTTTTAAATCCGTATAGTTCACGCCATCGGACCTCTAGCCATTACACCCTTAGTTGCCGCCCCAGTACCGCGAATCTTAATACCAGAAGTCTTGGGTTTTGCATCCGTAGACTTTGGAGTCGGCGCGGGTTTAGGCTGATTAAAAGGTTTAACTTGTTTCATTACCGCCCCCGTACAGCGTTCTTTTGATTAGCAATCTTGGCGAGGTTGCGCCCCATCTTTAGCATGTTTGCGTTGGTCTTGCCACCCTTGGCAAGTTTGGTCAGAGGCTGACCTTTGTGCTTGGCTTTTTCGTGCTTGTGCACTGCACCAGCAATCATCTTTTTGTCCTGCGCTAAGTCTTTCTTATCCATCATAAACTCCTACGATACGGTGACTGAATTAACAAGTCCTCTAGGGACAAGATCGTTGGGGGTCAAAGCAGCATCAAAAGATCTGGAACCACCAATTGGATACCACCCCCATTGTATAACCCGACTGCCCCCAGAGGGAACCCCATTTTCATCTTGGCTTGAGTCGTCATTTACAGGTTCAATCTGTAAACCATTTAGCCCCGATTGATAATAAGAGTTAGAGTCAACACGAGGATTACGAATAGCCTGTGGGTCATACACAGGATACATACCAAGTTGCAATTGCGGCTGATCAGGTTCCCAACACTCAGGGCAGACAAGAATATTGACGTTCTTAGTCTTAATAACAAGCGACTTTAGCTGCTTCAATTTGTATCTGAAGTTACACCTATCGCACTGCGCGATAGCGTATTTACCAGAGGCAAACTGATTGGGCATTAGAAGCTCCCAGTATTACCTAAATACATCCGGCGCGGTACAAAACGAACCGCAGCTTTCTCACGATCTTCACCCGCTGCAAAATTCCACTGCTCTTCATAAGCAGCTTTAAGAGCTAATAATCGTTCTTGTCCTTCAGGAATCTTTTGAGCTATGTAATAAGCTAATCCTGCGGTGATACAGGGAAGAAACCTAAACGGCATATCAGGAGTTTGAATACCATCCCCAGCATTTTGTATGCGACGCATCCGCCAATAAACTACTTGATAGTACGGCGAGGCTTCAGTGCCTTGGTCAGGGACAGGCCAAACTGTGAATTGTGGGTAGGCGGTTTGTCCGGGGTCGTATGCACTTGTTGCAGGGTACGTGGCTCCAGAGTTCCTGCTGATGTAAATCTGTATCGGTCTTGCTTGAGCCAGCTTGTTTGGGATTGTGGCGTAGGTGGAGACACTAATCCTTGTAAGTGTAAGGTCAGCTTGCGTTGAGGCATTACCTGCACCCGTCCTTATAACGTGTTCAAGCAAGTCAATGGTGTCGTTCGGTAAATCGTACGTCGCAGTGCCCTGTACCAAATTCTTCGTGCCCTGCTCAATCGTCCACATATTGATGCCACGATTTGCCCACTCAATGGTTAGTAGATTCATCGAACGACGTGCAGTACGCAGGTCGTAACCAGAGCGCATCTCCCGACCAGCCCTCTCATAGGCTTCTTCGGCTATGTCAGTAAACTCAAGATTAAAGTCGGTTGAGCCGCTCGTGGTCATGTCTTGCTTCCAATTCTCTTAGGTCCATCGCTACGTCAGCTACACCGTGCCAATCTTCAAGAGCCACCATGACTTGCAGGTACTCCTTTAGTATTTCTTTCTGCACCTGCCAATCCTCGTAATCTTTCATCTGAATCTTGCAGTCTTTGCGGCAATTTTTGCCGGTTGTTTGACGAACTGCTTACCTGCGCTCTTTCCAGCCCGTTTAGCTCTTGTAGTCGCAGCGTATTCAGCAGGTGTAAGAGATTTAATTGCCGCCTCCGGGAGGTATCGTTCGCCAGTTGCTTTTGAACCCTGTGTGCTAGGTTTGCCACTGCGTGTCCTCCACTTCTGGTCAGTCCAATTTTTTAGACTTTGCTGCGGGGCTTTCACTTCATCTTCTTTAACGTCTGTGCCAGCCTTGCTCGCTGCCCTAATTTACCGGGAGCTTTTGCAGCTTTAGCCAGCTTACCTGCGGGAATCGGTTTATCGCCTTTGACACCAAGCTGTGCGCGTAAAGCTCCGGGCTTCTTAATGGCTGACTGAATCCACTTACCACCTTTAGCCATACCACCTTTTTTGTAAACCCCACGACCTTTAAGAATGTCAGCTTGGGTTACTTCGCCATCTTTATTTAGATCTGGAAACTTGCTAGTCACGGTAACCTCCACCACGCTGCTTGTACTTCATGGCAAGCATCTGAGCTTTGCGAGCTGACCACTGCCCCGGCGCACCACCTTTGCCACCAGCTTTTATCTGGTTGAACAATGCTTTACGCATCCCCGGTTTAGTGTAATTGCCAGCTTCGTTTACGCGAGACACCTTGCCACCTTCAGCGTACTGATCAAAGTCAGTGTTATCCCGCCTAGCTTTACGCTTGGCAGTCGGCATTTTTGAGGGCGAAATCGCCCCCATCCCGCGAGAGGGCATCATGTCAGCAAGCCTTACCGCCGTAAGCCATCTTCTTCATCTTCATCTTAGCCATACCACCTTTAGCCATTTTGATCTGTGTGCCCTTGGTTTTACCCTTGGTAGCAACACCGTCACGGCTAGGAGCAGCAGTTTTAACAGCGCCCATTTTTGATGGGGCTACGCCACCACCCATGCTCATCTTTTTCATACCAATACCCCTTTTAAAAATTAACGCATCATCCCACGAGTTTTACCACGCTGTGCAATACCATCAGCACGTTTAGAAGCTGAACCTACTGAACCACCTTTGGCATATTTATGGACTTTTCCACCGTGCTTTTTGCCAAACTCACGTCCACCGCCGGTAAACTCACGCCCACCGCTAGTTATTGCTTTGGAAAAAGAACTTAAGAACCCTTCTGGACGTTCAGTAGATCTAGGTTTCTTTTCAGAAGTACTACGTTTTGGACTTTCTTTTTCCTGCCCAAACTCATACCCACCACGAGTAACGCCTTCTTTAAGCGAACTTAAAATGCCAGAAGCTTCTCTAGGTTTATTAGATGACGGTAGTCTAGAAGCTCTAACCTCTAAAGACGCAGATTCAGCTTTTGTTTCTGCTGGTTTGGACGCAGTGGGTTTAGGTGCAGCAGGTTTAGATCCTGCCATTTCCGTCGTGTAAGACTTACCATTAAAAGTAAATCGCTCTTGCCCTGCCTTACGAGCTTGAGCAAAAGCTTCACGGAATGTAGAAGGTGCTATTTCAGCTTTAGAAGCTACGTACTCTTTTGCACGTTCACCTTCTTCAACCTCTCCACCTTCCTCATAACGCTTACGCGCACCAAATTTAATCGGCTTTTTCATCGTCGGAGTCCTTTTTGCGACGGATAATTTGATCAAACGGTTTGCCCGTAACCATCTCGGCAATACGCATAAGCGTCCAGACAGCACCAATCAAACCAAATAAAGGCGTAATCACTTGGAGAAACGATCCGATTGTGGCAACCACAGACATGATGTCTGCGGCATTCTTTACCAATTCGTGTTTATCTTGAGTCATATCAGCACTTCCAAGCCCTTAAGGATTTGTTGATACGGCTGTTTGGGTCGTTGGCCGTTTTAGAACTCGTAAGCTTCTTTTTCATGCCTTCCATTCTGGCACAGAATGATTTTTTACGAGGGCCACCCTCTGGCTGCGGGGCTTTGAGTCCGGGCTTCCCCGGATTGGCAGCGTTGTACGATGCTCGACCCTTGGCGTTCAAACCGCCTTTTGGGTTTTTGCCTTCCTTGCGTTGCCAAGCTGGGGTTTTTGCCATGACATCACCCGCATATCAATGTAACCGCAGTGACATTCGTAACCGCCACGGTTGCAAGATCATTAGTTTTGTACGTTGTACGGATACCTTCTGCTGCCATATACAAGCTGTTAACCTGCGTAGCAGCGGCGGGGGTATCGATCTCAAGCAATAACGTCGAATCACTTGCACGAGTGACAATGATCGTACCCGCAGAAGCACCTGCCAAGTAATACAAACCTTTGATCCGGGTCATGGGTAACGCCAAACTGCCGCCATACCCAACCGTGATTGCCGCTGCGGTCGCTGCACTTACCGTGATACTTGAAACGGAAGCAAAGTAGTTAGTGCTATAGACCGTCGTATTGTTTGGTCCAGCAACTACCTCAGTAACAACCACACCACCTACGGTTGTGCCTGTAATGGTGAAGTTTTTACCCGTTTCATTGCCCGTGCCGGTAATGGATACTTTGTAGCCGTACCCATTTATCCCCGGCGTTGTAGCAGCAAGCGTAAGTGCACCAGCACCACTCGGTGTAACCGAAGTCACATAAAAGTTGGCACTCGACTTTATCTTGACTGACCATACATCATATTGCATGGTGCACCTCTAATTAAGACGTTGCAAACGGTGTAGCAGGAACACTTGTGCAATTAATAACGCCGGTCACCATGTACTTCAACGCTGCTACCGCAACAATCTGAACCCACGTACCTGCAACACCACCTGTCGTCGTACCGTTCAGGTTAATGAAGTCATCGTTTGCACCAGCCGTGAACCCAGCCATAGCGCCAGAAGAATCCGTATCAACAGAAAGGATTGACCCAACAAAACGATCTGTGCCATCCGTAGCGATCTTTAGCGAAGACGTGGAGATGGTGGTTGGAACCCAAATGGTGTAAACCACACCTTCGTTATTAGCCGTGTTGGGGTCATTACCGGGGCCAGACGAAGAAGCGTTTGCCGAAGTATTAATGGTAGGCAGTGTTAACTGCACGTTAGCAGCAAGAGAACCACCAACAGAAATAATCCTGCCGCCGTGATCTACGGGGGTAAGCGTGGTACTAGAAGTAATTTCTACGATGGTAGATGGACCTTGCTGGTAGATGCCGCCAAGAGAGCGGACCGGTCCTTGGAATGTGGTGCGAGCCATATTGTCCTCACATGCGATGTCGGTGTATTAGTCTGCATGTTGTCAGCCGGGACTGTCTAATACACCGGGCTAACCCCGGAATATCAGTGTTGTATCAGGTTGTGGGGGGTGTGTCAATAAGCTTGTTGGACTTCAATAAATTCTCCTGACGAGGAATAACTCTAAGGTTCCAAGGTACGTGCAAGCCACATACAAATTCAGAACGTAAAGGAACGATATGATCGACAACATACTGCTCTCCGGTAGTTTTGGTCATTGTTATAGCTATTTTGTATAGCTCCCTAATCTGCCCCTTTTGTTCGCGCGTTAACCATTTAGGAGTGGCTAGTCTATGTTTCCTTCTTCTAGCTTTGGTGTCTGCACGAACCCAAACCGTGTTACGTTCTTTCCACGCCTTTTGATATACCCGCTTAACTTCTAACGGGCGTGTAGCAGCAGCTTGAATAACTTGCTCTCGGTTAGCTTCATACCATCCATTCTTACGATCTTTAACATCCTCCCGTTTGTTGTACTCTCGGAAATAGTCTGCGCGTTTTTCTGCTGCTTGTTGCCATTCAACCTTTAGACACTCAACACAAGCACCTTTTGTTTTACGAGGAGCTATGTGCCCATGCTTGCAGGGTTCTCCTGTGAAGTAATACTTTGCCCCAATGTCTTGGGCTTCTTTACGAGTTTTGGGTAGGGTTGTGGTATCCATTTGTTCTCCTGTGACTTAGTAACAGGTAATCTACCACAAAAGTTTGAAAAAACAAAAAACCCCGCCGAAGCGGGGTTTTCTGCGCTAAGTGCTTGATTTACATCAAGCGCCAGGGCTACCGAAAATTCCAAGCGGATCAGAAACACCGAAACTATAACGCTCACGGGCTTTATACCGTACGTTCCCAGTGTCGAAGTCTCCATCCATTGAGTTCTGCATCGGTGTGCGAACAAAATGCTTCAGGCCGTTAGGCACATCAGTCGTCAGGAACCATGCGTTGGTATCGGTCAAATAGTGGTTGACCGTATAGCCTTCGGGGATGGAACCCATCATCTTCAGTGCGTTAACGTCGTTGTCAGCCGTAGCCACACGAAGCTCGGTTTGCAGCAAACGAGTTGCCGTAAACATGAGGTTTGGAGGAACGACCAACTTGCGGGGCTTTGCAGCGATCAGCAACCCACGTTCATCAGTCCACGCAGCAATTTGAATCACTGCATTTTCCAACGAGGTTTCGTTGAGATCCGAGTTAGTTGCGGGGCGGTTGCTGTTAACACCACCAGAAACCAGCGGATGCGAAGTCGAGAACAAAGGCTGACCGTCACCATAGGTAACGCTTGAGCTAAAGCCGTTGTTCAGAACTGCTGCTGCCTTCACCTCTTTGGTGTAGTACATCGCACGAGCAAGTGCCTTGGTGTAACGAGCAGACAAGCTGTCGTACAAGTTATCCTCAATCGCTTCTTCAGTGATCGAGAATCCAAGTGCAATAGTTTCATGCGTATAGCGAGCAGTCCAAGCTTCCTGCGCGTTGTCATAACTTATTGCAGAACCCTCGTTTTTGACAGGGGCTGCGCTAAATCCTGACAGCTTGGTTTCTTCCTCGAAAGAACGCTCGGAAGTCTCTGTTTCGTAGATTTCCTTGTGCTCTTCGCCATACTTTGCATACTCCAGACCGAACAATGCGTTCAGGCCGGGGAGAAGCTCTTTCAGTAGTTGTGCGCGTGAAATAGCCATTTAATTTCCCCTTCCTTACACGCCAGTTGGGTTGAGATACTGATGTCCACCAGCAACTGTCTGTCCTGTTACGTTCGGTGCGTTGAACTTAACAATAAACTCACAGAAATTGCCGCTAGAGTTAGCAGTATCAGGAACCACATCAATGATACGAATTGGCAATGTAGCAGTGGTCGTACCGCCAGCAGCACTATAAATGCCAATGGTGGAATCGCCAGATTGCGCGTTACTATTTGTACCGTCATATGTGGTGTTTTGCACGATTTGAGCATTACTACCAATCATCGTGCGGCCCAAGAAAGCCACAGATAGACCAGAAGTTGTGTCATTTGCCGTTGTGCCAGCGACCAAAACAGCTTTAAAGAGCTGGTCAGGATCATCAGCAACATAAGCATAAATCGTCGATCCGCTTACAACTGACAGGCTGGCAGGGTAATACTGCGACCAAACAGGCTGTTTTGTTGATGCGTTAACATACTGACACCCTAAAAATACACCTACAGGTGTAGCAGTAGAGGTGCCCGTGTCTTTCTCAATGGTGCCATCTGAAACAATTTTGACAATATCGCCATAGAAAATATTGGTGTTGTAGCCTGTACCAGTTGTATTTGCAATGACTAATTGACGAGTTGCTCCAGCAAACACCTGACCACCGATCAAATTGACCGGCTTTAGACCATAAGGTCTGTCGATAGTCGGGTAAGCCATTTTGGATTAACTCCTACGATTGTTGATTACTACGTCCGAATGAAACCGTGGTTTTGCGCTCTGAAAACAGAGGCATCCTTGGATCATTCTCGCGCATGAAGTGATTGTCAACAGATCGGATTTGAGCTTCGGCTTGCTGTTGATAATAAGCATTCCGTTGATCAACCATTTCTGTTGGCGTTTTGCACAGTAACAACCCACCCACCACGACATTATCTTTAAAACGAGCATTGTCATTATCAAGATACATCGAGATTTCGGGATGGTCTTCTGCGCGAACAGGCTCCCAACCTTCACGGATTTTGGATGACACATTGCGTGGGTCGGCTTGACCCAGCGTACTGACACGAATCCAGCGATAGGTATACCCAGCTTCAGGTGTAGGGTCAGGCAGCAGCGTGGGCGGTGCCCAGCTACGAGGACGCTCATCTTTAGCGCGTGTACCTAATTCGCGGTTTAAGCGATTTTCAACTGTTTTAGTATCAGCCATTTGTCATTCCTTCCGCCACTTTTCGGGCATATGCTTCAAGAGGGATACGTAACTTCTTAGCTAGTGCAACCTGAGTTTGCGTCAACGTGATTTTCTTAGGTGCAACGTTTCTGCTAGCCGGGGCTACAACATTACTGCTCGTCCGTTTCGGTTTTTCCTCCTGCTTCTCTACACCATCAGAAAAGTTTTCGGGGAATACCTGCCGTAATCTACCGTTGAGCCGTTCATAATAATCATCTGAAGTCGGATCAACTCCATTTTTGACCAATTTCTCATGCAGCCCCAGAGCAAAGCTGGTCATTTCCTCATCGGTTCCAAACCACTGATTTTGGCGTTGCCACGCAAGTGCTTTAGAATCTACTTGAGGCGCTGGGGCGAGTTGTGGTTGCATATTTACAGGAACTTCACGTTCTTGTAAAGGGGTGGGTTTAAAATTACTAACCCTGTCAAGCTTTAATTTCGCTGCGGTTAATTCTTCCTGAGCCGCAACAATTTGATCTGCATCGCCAGCATCATAGGCTTCTTTATATTTCTTGCGAGCTTTATCTAATTCAAGCTCTACAGCCTGTTTAACAGAACCAACCAAAAGAGTTTCGTTAGTCCCTAGATTTTTTTGAAGTCGTTTATTCTCTTCAATAATCTGTTGGGCAAACTTCAACGCCTCTTCACGTTCCCGTAAAGCTGCCTCTTTAGCACGACGTTCGTCGTGGTATCCATGCGACAACTTCTTAATTCGCTTCTGAACACCTTCGTCGTATTTAGAAAGCTCGTCATCAGTTACTTCATTGACAGGCTCTTCAAGCGGTTTACGCCCTTTATCCTGCGGGGGCGTGTCGTCAACGACTTCAATCTCAAACTCAACGTCGTCTTTGGCCTTCTTTTCAGGCTCACGTTCGTCTGGAAATTTATACTCTACCTTTTCAAAATCTGCCATATATCACCTCACGCACGTTGAATGCCACGGGGGTCTTCCACCACAGCTTCAACGGAATCATCGTTAATAATCCGAAACTCGCGGTCGTGAATCTTGATGCGAGTGCCGGTGTTGGCACGGGTAATAATGAAATCCCCTGGTTTACACCACGGTCCCGTGGGGAATCGGTTCTGATCGGCATACGCCATATCACCAAGTGCTACAACGAAGAGCACGTTACTCAGTAACTCTTCAAACTTGACGGTAGCGTCTGCCTTAATAATCCCACTATCAAACTTATTTTCGATGTTAGGTAAGGTGCAAAGAATCTTGTACCCTTTAACAATCGGCAATTGCTTGGCTTTTAGCTGAACATCTTCAATTACAGCTTGAGCTGCATCAGTCATTTTCAAATTCCTCATATCGTTGCACAAGGTCTTGTACTTCCATCCTTGCACGGCGCAGACCTTGGATTACGCCGCACAAATTTCTATATTCAGCAAAGTCTTTACAGTTCCCTTCAGCCATTGCGTCACTTACTTCCCGCTCTCGTTCTTTGAGTTTGTTAAATAAGTGATCTAGCATTTGCCGCTCATGAGTCATTAACCACCTCGTTTCATCACAGATTTAAGGATGTCAGCTTGGATCTTTTTATCCTCACGCTTATCTTGGCTTTGCAGTCGGATGTTTTCCTTCTGAGCCTCAAGAGCGATCCGCTCACGCTCGTTCTGTAGCCTACCCTGAGCCAGCGCAACGTCAGCTTGATCCTTAGCAGCTTTGCGTTGCTGCTCCATACCTTTGATTTGAAGCTCTTGTTGCTGCATCTGAACCAGCGGATCTGCTGCCATCTGTTGAGACTGTTGCTGTGCAGCTTGAGCTTGATGGATCTGTAGAACTTGTTGAGCTGCTTCTGCTACGTACTTAGCCATAGCTAATTCTTCAGCTTCAGATATATCTTGCTCCGGCCCAGGCAATGGTGCACCCACACGCTGTTCAATCTCTTGACGGTACTGGAACCCTAAGTGCTCGGCAACGTGCGCCATCATCGCAGCTTGCATCTGCTGACCCATAGGACTTTGCCCAACCATCTGTGCAATCTTGGGATCTTGTATGAATGACATATGCGTTGTGATATGCGCTTGATGATCCTGATAGATAAAGGCTTTTAGCGGCACACCCTTGAGTGCGTTCATGTTCTCAGTCACCGGATCTTTGGGCTTCTGGTCATCCGGCAGGGGTACTAGTTTGTCGGCGTTAGGAATACCCAGCACATCTAACATCTGCCTATGCAGACGTGGTAAGTCATATAACTGAGGCGCACCTTGGGCTAGTTGTAAAGCGGCTTGATACTGCACAACCCGCTGAGCCATCGTCGAGGCGTTGGGATCAGACACAGGAATAACTTCAACAATGTCGTAGTCCTCAGCCTTAACCTGCGGTGTGCCATCCTGCGGCACGTAGCTGTAATCAGGTGAGGTGTACTCCCTGATAATTTCTTTGAGCAGCTTGAACTCTTCTTTCATCGCCGCATGGATGCGAGCCTGCACAGCACCCATTGTTTTTAACTGCCGCTCAAGCAGTGCCAGCGTCGTACCCACCGGAGCCTGACTCGACATATCGCTGATCTTCATATCAGCCATACCACTGAGCCGTCGTGCTTCTTCGGTGATTTGGTTTAGTAAGGCGAGGAGAACCTGACTGGGTTCTTTGTAAGGAAGCGGCAGAATGTTGTCTCTGATCGCACCCCCCGGTACGTCCACATCTCGCCATTCACCCGGAGCGATAGGGGTGTCATCGCCTTTGATCCGCAGCCCACGAGCCTTTAACCCACCGGGAAGATTAGATAGCGACCCTGCATCCACCAACTGACGTATCAGCATGGTGCCTGCCGTGGCGTAGCCACCGATAATGTGGATCAACCCGAAGCCGTAAGCACCAAACCCAGGGATGTACATATAGTGTACAAAGTGCTGACGCGCACGTTTCTGAGGGTCGTCTTCTTTATAGTTACGCCGTATAGCCAAAACTTTGTTGGTATTTTTGTCGATAGTAATGACGTAGGGTAGTGGCAGTTCTTCCTCATACCCCGGCAAGTCATACTCGATATGCACCTCGCATATCTGATACCGCTCATCTTTAGTCGGCTCTTGGCCTTCTTTCTGCGCCTTAGCTTTCTCAATATCGGTCTGACTGGCGTAAGGCTCACCAAGATCTACATCCCGATAAAACCCACTTACCTGTAACTTCTTAACGTCATTCTTAGTCTTACGCATGATGTGCGTAAGGCGGTCTGTACGTCTAATGTTTGTTACACCATAAGGAAGAATGACATCCTCGGCAGGTACATAGAACGAAACTTGGCGCTCTAACGATGGGTCGTAGTAGACCTTCTTAAATGACGAACCTGCCAGCGCAACACCCCATAACGCACGTTCGTGCTCTGACCGATACTCAGGCATCTTGTCAGTTAGCTGATAGTTCATATCAGCCTTCACCCGCTTACCTGCTTCTTCAATAGCAGGGGTAAACTGACCAATGATCTGCGTCTTTACAGGCCCACCTGCCGGAAATGTCTCCATGATGGATTCGCTTTGGAAGCGAATCGCAGATTCTGTAAGTAGTGTGGAGAACACCCCACAAGCACCATCCCAAGGCTCAGTTACCTCGTCATAACGTAGGCCCAGCACATCCAAGCCCTTAACATAGGTATCCGCCCAATCCTTACGCGAAGTAATGTCCGCTTCAACCATCTCCATCACATCGCTGGCAACTTTCTGTAAGTCACCTTCTTTCATGAACTCGGCTAGATTAGAGTCAAACTCTTCTTCCTCGTTTTCACCCCCCGGCTCAATCTCAAGCTCAAGCCCACCTACACCAATCGTTACGGATTCAGGGTCTTCGATCTCAATCTCAATAGGTGCTTCTTCAAGCGCCAAGGCTTCAAGTCCTTCGGGCATCTCATACAGTGCTTTATCAATAGCCATGATTCATTCCTAACTTAAGTAGTACCCACGCTTAGCGCCACGGAACCCACGGAAGTATTGCAACTCATCAGGTTCATCTGTTGGAAGGCGCAAAAACCCGCCATTCCTAAACCTTGCTAATGCTAGCGTAGTTGCATCCACATAGTCATCATGCTCGCCTGCTGGGAAAGCTGCAATCTCATCGATAAGTTCTTCTGCCCATCGAGTGTTTGGCACCCACACACGCCCCGACTGAATGATGTCAGACACCGAATTGAGTCGAGTTATCTTGTCGTTGCCCTTGCTGGGGGTAAACTCTGACACTGGCACACCCATCCGACGCAACTCTTGGTAGAGCGAGATACCTGATACCTTCTTTTCCACGATTAATGCGTCAGGTTCATACTCTTTATGCAGTTCTAACACCTTCTTCTTTAGTTCATAGAACTCAAGTCGTGCTTTATAGGCATCTAAGAGGATGATGTTTGTCTCACCTTCCTCAGTTGTCCAGATACCCCACGTTGTACACGCAGAAAAGTCCGAACGATTAGTCGTTTCGTACGCCGTATCCCACGACTGAATAATGAAATCGCATCTTGGAGGATCATCTTTTTCCCATACCTTCCACCATTCGCGCTTAACGATGGCACCTTCTTCAGAAGTCGGCTGTTGCTGGTACTGAGCTTGCCATTTTGAGTTAGGAAGCTCCTCTTTTAGTGCAGAAAGCTCATCTAACGACCAAAATTCAGGCCAAAGTGGGTTACCAGAGGGCAAAATAGCAGGAAATTCGATCACTTCCCACTCATCACCCCCTCTTTGCAGCGAATTTTTGATAACTTGACCCGTTAAATCCCTCAAACCCCACCGAGTCATCACGATGACGATAGCTCCCCCCGGTTGCAGACGCTGTCTTGGGCCTGATGTGTACCACTCATAGACCTTATCGTAGATTTCTGGGTTGACTGCTGCCAGCGCAGCCTCTTGTTCCGAATGTGGGTCGTCAATAATTAACAGGTCCGCACCCTTACCTGTCACCGCACCACCTACGCCAATAGCAAAATATTCACCACCTTTGTTTGTATTCCATCGACCAGCAGCTTTTGAGTCAGCTTGCAGTCCTACACCAGGGAAAATATCTTTATAAACATCCTGATCAACAAGGTTTCGCACCTTTCTACCAAACCCAACCGATAACTCTGCTGTATGCGCGGTCTGGATTACTTTTTTATGAGGGAACTTTCCCAAGAACCAAGCAGGTAGAAGGTAAGAAGCAAATTCAGACTTAGTATGACGAGGAGGCATATTAATAATAAGGCGTTTAACTTCCCCCCTAGCGACTCTTTCAAAAGCCGCAGCCATTCGCACATGATGTCTACCATCCACAAATGTAGGCCAAACTCGTTTTACAAACTTAATAAACCGTTCCTTACATACTTCCTGACTTTTTAATTTCTCAAGTTTTTGTAATCGCAGATTTAAATCACGCAAATCACTTTCAGACAATCCTGAAATATTATTTAACAATGCAGATAAACTTGCATTATCTTGTGTAGGCTGTGAATTAATCATCGACAGGTTCAGTTATTAATTCAGCATCTAATTCTTTTAATAGGTTTGGTGTGGCTATACCCAACTCTTCATCTAAACTTTTTATTGGCACTATATCTACGTCAGTAGCGCCACCTACTAATAAGCGTTTAATACGTTCTTTAATCTCTGCTTCTAAGTCAGCAGAATTTTTATGGGTGACGGTTATCTCACTGCGCTCGGTAAATACACCAATGTCGCTGTGTTTACCTAATAACTCCAGAGCTTTTATTTCTATTTTAGTATCGCCACAGGTTGCAAGCTCTACAAGCTTAGCAGTAATAAACTGCCGCGCCTGCACAATATCTGCAAATACTGGAGAGTCGTACTTAGCAATAATCGTTCGCAGGGTTGCAGCAACCCCGCCGTTCATAAGTTCTTTTTTAGCTTTACGCGCAGGTACCCCTTTACCCGCCTGTCTAAATAACTCTTCGGCTTTGGCAGCGTCGTCGGGGTCCATCTCTAGAGGCATCCCCAACTGATTTAGTAGCAGAGCCGTATCGCCTGCAACAACCATCTTTTCTTTTATGTGCTCAGGTTCCTCTGCGGAGAGGTCAAACGGCACGGGTTTATCTTTAGTTGGTTCTACGTTCATCGCGGGAATAGGGGCACCGAGATTGAGATAGCTGCTGACTCTATATGCAAATAATAATTTTGTAAAGCAAAAGGAGGTTGGGACTCCTGACGGGGGGTATTTCTATATAGAAGGGTAGGGTCAGATTGTGGAAATTTTTGTAGGGGGTGGGGGTGTTTTTAAAACACATTATTGGATACGCGGAACAGTATGTACTAGCGCGGCGGTGCGTCAAGTCTAGGTTTGGGGGGGTCGGGATAGGGTGGGTAATACCTTATACGTATTTTGTTATGGCTAGGGGCTAATTGTGGTACAATGCAATCAAGCGAAGCGAAAGCCGAGCGATCATCGGGTTAGTCCTACGGGATTAGCAGGAAAGCGAAAGCCTACCGTAACAGATAGCCTACTGGGTTATTTCAGCGGACTGGCAAAAGTAGCTAACCAACCGACAACCGTTCATTAAAAACTTGGAACGATCATGCCGCAAGGCGACTAGTGTGAGCATACCGCTAGTGATCCGCTGATGCCGTGCGAGAAACGGGCATTGATGCCGCTATCGGGCTAGAGCAGGAAACGGTAGCGAGGTTACCCTTTGCAAGCTTCCGACTAAAGCTTTCGGATCGTATCCGATTGCCCATAAGTCAGTAATGCAAAGGGTACACCAGTGAGCGTATTAATTTCTAGTACGTTCACCCGTGTAATTCTAACCTTCGGAGTTTTCAAAATGGAACTAATGAAATATACCGCTGAAATGCCTGTCGTTGATTTTGCCCCCGCTCAAGTTTTGGTGTCGGGCAAAACCCTTGCAGATAAGAAAATGAGTGTAGTAGAGCAAGCTTCGCACTTTACCCTTGCCGCTCTTGTAGCTGAAAAGGGCAAGCTTGGTGCAGCCGCTCGCAATGGCATGGCAATGGATGGATTGTGCAGGATCGCATCGGCTACGTTCAATGGTAACTATCGTCCGCTCGCCGAGTATATCTCAGCACTCACTGGGGAATCGCTCACCATTTCTAATCGCGCCACATACGAAAGCTTGATTGATCGCTTTCAGGATCGCATCAATGATCTTAAGGACAAGGGTTTAACTTACAACAAAAAGCAGGGTGTTGTCGTTGATGGTGCAAAGCGCAAGTCTTACCTTAAGGTAATAGCCGCACTCGAAGCAATCGCAATTGCTACTGCTGAAGAGTTCGCTCGTCGTAACGCTGAGTGAGGATTACAATGAACCACATAGTAAGAAAAGGATCAATGCCCAAGTATCAACCTACTGCTAACACTGTAAGACAATGGGAGCGCAGTGTGCATCCATCAAACGCTAGCCGAGGCTACGCATCAACGAGCGCAAGCGTGCCTGAGTTTGCGCGATCATTCGGGTTTCGTCCCTTCGGATTACGCGACAGCAGGGTTCAGTAAGAAAATTTGAGGTAATGTAAGGCGTAAGAAAAAACTTCTTACGCCGTTTTTCTTTTTAGAATCAAGCGTTTATCCCCCTATTGTAAGAAGTAAGACTTTTTTCGGGAAATTATGGGAGCGTGGGATCGCAAGCCTCTCAGCAAGTGTTATTTTCAACTGACTTATCAGCAAGAAAAGTCAGGCAATCCTTATATAATATAGTAAAACTATTTACTTACTTACACTACACTTCCAACTCCTTGATTTTGCACACAAAAATCGCGTAAGTCCACTTAGTTTTTTTATAACGACTTTCTTACAAATAGGGTTTTTTCTTACGCCCCTTTTACATTGCCTTCTTACATTACAGTTTGAGTGTGCCAAAACCACTTACATTGTATTCACCCCTGCCAAAACCCCTCAAAATCTCCCTAAAACCTCTTACATTGTATTCATACCCCAAACCTATCTATTTTCTCTTACGTTGTGGTATAATGTAATCAAAAACAAGTAAGCAAAGGAGCAAGCATGATGAGTAGTCTTATAGATTGGCTAGTAGCAGCAGTGTTCGGCATAGCCCTCGGCTGTGCCCTTTTCTTTGGGTTTTTCTTGTGAGGTGCAAGCAACCAGTTCCGAGAGCAAGGAGAGCGAGTAACGCTTATGACTAGATACATGCACTGCCGCGACTGCGGCTTAGAGTTGGAAGATCCCCTGCACACACTTGCAGGTTTCTGTTGGGATTGCAGAGAAGCTGCCGCTCGCGAAGCGCGAAAGGGATGGTGCATAGCACCCCTGCACAAATCAAACTACCTGCTAATCACAAACCGTCAAGACCTCGCAGGTCTAAACAACAAAGGAGGATTGGTGCGATGAAGATGAAAGAGTTGATGGAGATGCTGAAAGATTACAGCGGCGACGCAGATGTATGCGTCGTTATGTATGACAGCGAAGTGAAAAGTTATTACCGCATAGTTGAGTTGCAAGTGGTCAACTGGGGCACAGAGTTTGAATTGGTGGTGAAGAAGGGGTTGGTATGAAGCAGTTAGCAATAGACACAAGCGATGCTGACGAGGTGATGATCCATCTCTTAGCTGATGCAGCAGTTGCAGACGGTGAGTTTTCAAATTGGGATCATGCTTACGAGTCGCTGTGGGTATGGTTGGAGTACGAGCTAGCTATGCAAGAGGAGCAAGCATGAAAGTCTGGATAGTTTGCGAAGAGGATGAAGAACAAACCCAAGCACCGACCCCGACAGGGGAGGTGTTCACCGATGAAACCAAAGCGAAAGCTTACGTAGAGGCGGTAAATGCTGATCCGAAAGTGTTGTTGTTCTTAACGCTAGTGGAAGGGGAATTGAAATGAACGAGAACGACGAAGAAACGGGCAGGTGGGTAATCCTTAACTTCTTCCCGCACAGCCCAACACATGTCTACGGCTTCTTTGATACCGATAAGGAAGCGTTGGACTACGCAATCAAACACAAGATGGACATGTATGGGAACAGTTTCGATATTCAAATGGTGCTCAATGCACATTACGTGGAACCAAGGAGAGAACCGTGGGAATGAAAAAGTTTGAAGTGGAGTTCAAGAAAACGAGTTGGATGGTTATAACAGTCGAAGCCGAGAGCGAGGAGGATGCAGAGAACAAAGGCTTCGCACAGTTGGAAGCCGAGGGCATCTTAAAAAATGCCTGTTGGGATATTGATGGGGTCTGGGAAGTGCAAGAGAAGGAGCAAGCATGATCGAAACGTGGGGGCAACTGAGCACACGCAAGCTTGAGCGTAAGTACATATCACCAGAAGAACGACAAAGGCTTGAGCGTGTTGCTGTTGGAAGGATATGCCGATGCAAGCACTGCATCTGTTGCGACGAGCTAAAAGCAGACATAGAAAGGAGGAAGTATGAAAGAAGAATTTGATTTAGTCGTAGAGGTAACGATCACCTACCTTAGAACCATCCATGCAGATGACCAAGAAGAAGCGCAAGCGATTGCAGAGAACGAAGCAATCGAAATGGCTGAAGAAATCCAAGAGGAGTACGAGCTAGACGATTACGACCATTCGGTAACTATTAAGAAACATAGAAACCCCCTATTACCAAGCATCAGATTAACCAAGAGGAGATAACAGATATGCAAGAACAGCAAGTCAAACAGCAGCGCGAGATCTCACTGCAAGAGGCAGCAGACCTTATCGCCAACATCCCAGACAATCGGTTCCTGCTACGTGGTGAGCCTGGGATCGGCAAGTCGTCTGTGCTTAACCTCTTAGAGTCTCACCCCCTGCTACCAGCAGATGAATATGATTTCGTTTACGTAGACTGTGCGAGCCTAGACCTTGGCGACACAGCAGCACCGATACCGAACCGAGAGGAGCGCATCCTCGAATACTTCCCCAACGGCACGTTCAAACTACATACTGATAAGAAGGTAGTTATATGCCTCGATGAGTTCAGCAAGGGTGCAGAACCTGTGCGTAACATGCTGCATCCACTACTCGAAGAGAACAAGCCTCGCATGGCAGATAAGTTCCTCAAGAAGGGAAGCATCGTATTCCTCACAGGCAACCTGTCCACAGATGGGGTCGGTGACAATCTCAAAGCGCACTCACTCCAGAGGGTAACCGAGTGTGAGATACGCAAGCCCTCTGCCGATACGTGGTTGCCTTGGGCTAGTGCTAACAACATTGCACCAGAGATACGCTCGTGGGTATATGCCCATCCCGATTGTCTAGCTTCATATCGAGACCCTGGGCAGGAGAGCAACCCCTACCCATACAACCCACGCAAGCCCAATCAGTCGTGCGTCTCGCCTCGCACACTCTCAAGGTCAAGCAACATCGTGCACGTCCGCAAGCGGCTTACACAGAACGCAGTACACGTAGCACTTGCAGGTACAGCAGGTGCTGCATTCGCTGATTCATTCATGACTTACTTGCAGTTCTCAGATCAACTGCCAACACGGGAATCCATACTCAACGACCCCAAGGGATGCCGAGTGCCTGCCGAGTCAGGAGCGCAGGGGATACTTGTGTATGCCTTCATAGACACACTGGCTAAGGACAATATCGACGCTTACATGACCTATGCCGAGCGGTTGAATCCTGACTGGATGGCATGCCTCGTGTTGAGCATCGCCAAAGATCCAATCAAACAAGCTATCGCATTCAGCAACGCACGGTTCCGCGACTGGTGCGCTAACAACCAAGACTTATTCTAAACAGCAAAGGAGCTAGCATGACTATCTTAAATAACGCAGTGCTTGTCGAACTTAACATCTCAGCATGGACTGCATACAAACTAGACAAACAACAATCTGCCAAGGTTGTCGCAGATAACAACGCAACCGAGAGCGATGCGGCTCGCGTCAACAAGAACCTCATGGCAGGTACGACCCTACTCAAGAACATCAACGACTACATTGCGAAGGTTCGCATCTGGCACATAGCGCAGACCCTGCCGTGGGCAGAGAAAGGCCCAAGGCTCTTGCCGATGGCTAACTTCTTCAACTACAAGTCGCAACTTAATACGATGGAGGCAAACACAACAGCACTCGTCAAGACATTCCTCGATGCTTATCCTAACCTCGTATCAGTAGCAGCATTCAAGCTGGGCAACTTCTTCAATCGCTCAGAGTATCCAGACGTGAGCGAGGTTGCTCGCAAGTTCAGCTTCAGATATGCCTTCACCCCTGTGCCACAGAGCGGACACTTCATCCTCGATACGCACAACGAGGTTATCCAAGAGCTAGCTACTAACTACGAAGCCGAGGCTAACCGCAGGGTTAGCGATGCGATGAAGGATGCGTGGGGTAGGTTGCACGAGACACTTATTCATATCTCATCACGCATGACTGACTCGCCACAAGAACAAGAAGATAAGAAGAAGCGCTATCACGAGAGCATGCTCACTAATGCACACGAGCTATGCGGACTGCTTACTGCATTCAACATAACAGGAGATGCAAAACTAGAGCAGGCAAGGCAAGACTTAGAACGTGCGCTGTCAGGGGTACGCATCGATGACATAAAGGAGAGTGCATCAGTACGCAAGGAGATCAAGGAGAAGGTAGACAACATCCTTGCCGTTAACGATTGGATATAGGAGGTTATATGTTTGCACAAGCACTACAACCACAGACAGTCGAGCAACGTCTGGCTACACAGAACAGACGCATGGCTAAGATCAACATCTCAATCATGCGTGACGATAGGTTTGCATTGTGGTCTGGCTTCTTATCGATGGGCACAATCAAGATACTCGATAAGAACTTCACAGCAAGAACCAACGGCATCGATGAAGAGTATTCGCTCAGCTTCATCGAGACTCTTACTGACAAGGAGCTAGCCTTCGTCAGGCTGCACGAGATGCTGCACAAGGCATTCAAGCATCTCAAGATTTACAACAAGCTATACAAGCAAGACGCTGAGTGTGCTAACAAAGCATGCGACTACCTCATCAACTATCTGCTGTGGGAAGCAGACCCCCAAGGCAAGACTATCGCACTGCCCAAGATCGCACTCTTCGATGCTAAGTACAAGGGTCTTAACAGCAAGCAGATCTATGACCTGCTACGCAAGCAGAAGCAACAACAGCAACAGCAACAGCAAGGCCAAGCGCAAGGTCAGGGTGAGCAATCCCTCGATGAGCATATGTGGGGAGAAGCTGAGGGAATGTCTGATGATGATAAGAAGAAGATCGAAGAGCAGATAGACACTGCCATCAGGCAAGGCATCATTGCACATAACAAGAAGAATAAAGGCAAGGGGGCGGGGGGTATGTATCGCACCCTGCAAGAGGTGCTCATGCCACAAGTAGATTGGCGCGAGCAGTTGCGAGAGTTCATCAAGCAAGCATGCCCAAGCAAGACCAAAACATCTTGGCGCAAGATCAACCGGCGCATGTTGGAGTTCGATCTGTATCTGCCTGTGCTGATCGGTGAGCAGATGAAGGACTTGGTGGTTGCTGTCGATACATCAGGTTCGATTGGTGATAAGGAGCTAAGCACATTCCTCTCTGAGATCAAGTCTATCTGTGAGGAGGTACGACCAAGCAACCTGCACCTGCTCTATTGGGACACTCGCATCGCCAACCACGAGCAGTACACAGAGTCTAATCTTGACATGCTAACAACATCGACCCGACCCAAGGGAGGGGGCGGCACAATACCTAGCTGTATCGCTAAGTACATGAAGGAGAACCATATCAATGCTGAGTTATGCGTTGTCTTTACCGACGGTTGCGTTGGTGCTGATTGGGGCGGTCCGGCGGGAGATTGGGTATCACCTGTCTTATGGGCGATTGCGGATAACGAGACTGCGGTTCCGGCTTTTGGGTCGGCTGTATACATCAAAACTGATAAGTAAGGAGAGAGCTATGTCTGATACGAGAGCATTGATCGAGTTCAGGGGAAGCTACGTGCTTCCTATTGAGAGAGCAGTAGAAGTGCTGAGACTGCTTAGTGATTGTGAGGCTTACGAACATAAGTGGCACAGCGGCAAAGATGGTGGTGCTAGTTTCTATACGCATCATATCTATACACCGAAGCGTGGTGAGTTGTCGCTAAGTCTTATGCCTAACAGCACCTATGCAATGTACAAAGCAGCGGGTAACCCTAACGAGGAGTAAGTATGCCTACATACAATAACGTAACCCTTATGCCCATCCCCTCACGAGAGGAGGGTAGGATCGAGACCAAGGTTGATAGCAGCTTCGCATTACCTGACGTGCACCCTGTGCACAAAAACATAGTATTTAGAACACCAAAGCTTGAGGCTGATCTGGTCAATGCCAACAAGAAGAGAGATACCTCTAAGCAAGTAACCTTGGGTATCAGGCATGGCATGTTGCAGTTGCTTGAGGAGCTTGCCGCTAAGCGTCCGCTGTGGAGGTTTGAGGCGAGTCATTATATATACAGTGGCTTTATTGTTGAGTTTGTTGTAAGCGAAGGCACAGAAGAACTCGGCAAGCTTGCTCATACCGTTGACTACATAGGTGGTAGGTCACAAAGAGCAGACGTGTACAAGATCTACAACCATCGCATCAACGACAAGCTAACCGTGAGGGACCACAAGACTACGTCCAGTATGGACAAAGCTGTACGCACTGTGTTTAAGGAGTTTGGTACAAGGAACCTGCCGGAGATAATCAAGCATGCAAGGGAGGCAATCACCAAGACTGTCAAAGACCTGCATGTCGATGCTCATCGCAAGATGAATGAGGCGCAGTGGAATATACGCAGCACACTTATAGATACGTTGCTAGCCAGACCCGATATGTTTATGCAGTTCGATTGGTACGACAAGCTTGGCGCACCCTGTGTGGAGTATGGGAGGGCAGCGGCTATGATGG